CTGTTATACTTTATAGTAACATAATCACCTATACCGTCATTAATCCTATAATCATTGCTGCTTGCAGCTATATAGTTTTTCCATTGAACAGCTACATTATTTATGAAGTAAGCAGGAGAGGTAGCGTCTGTTACTCTAACTGCACCTGAGCCTGCACTTCCTGATACGTCTAGTCTATATCCAGGGGTTGTAACACCTATACCGACATTACCGTCATAGTTAACACGCATCCTTTCAGTATCATCCGTTTGGAATATTACAGTTCCAGCACCAGCACCTCTTGCATTTAATACACTTCCAGCTTCATTTGTTCCTGCTACTATAGATGATGAAATAGCTAATCCTCTTCCGTCTGTAAATCCAAATACGGCTTGAGCACCGTTATAAGTACCAGCCACTCTTAATTTTGCATCAGGAGTTGTAGTACCTATACCTACAAAACCGCTACTTGCTAACATTGTTAGTCTTGTGGTTCCAATTGCATCACCACCGCCGCCTTCTGTAATAACAAAGCTTGTTCCGTTGTTTATACCGAACTGGAAGTTATTTGAACCATTGGCTGCAATAAATAGAGCAGCTGTATTTGCAGATTCAACGTACGATAGTATGTTTCCTGATACGTTTAGTCTTGCTGCTGGAAGTGTAGTACCAATACCAACACGGCCATTTTCATCTAAAATATAACCAAAAGTATCTGTTGTACTACTTGGTCCCCTATAATAAAAAGCATGACCTGCACCTACTCCAGCTGCACTATCTTGAATAGCAAAATACTGAACGGCTCTATCAGTACTACCAACACCATCTATACTTATTCCTAAAGAACCAGCACCTCCTGCTCTTCTTACTTGTAATGGGTAATTTGGGCTTGTAGTACCTATACCAACATTACCGTCAGATGTGATACGCATTAACTCAGAACCGCTAAAGAATGTTAGTGGGGTTCCGCTTCCCCAGAACAATGATGGTTCGCTGGATATTTGACCTATGCCTATAGACCTTGTTGAAGTTCTATAAACAATACCATCTCCATTTCCACTGACAACATCAAGTTTATAAGATGGACTTGCAGTACCAATACCAAGACCAGTAGTAGTAATACGCATTTGCTCGGCATTATTAACACCAAATACTAATGCTGCATTTGCCCTATTGTATATATATCCTGTCGCATCTGATACACCACCAATAAGACCGAAGTCAAAGCCAGAAGTGTTTGCTGTGTTTGTAGTCCGCAGTACTGAAGAACCAGATAAGTGAAGCTGTGTTGCAGGACTATTCGTGCCTATACCAAAATTACCATTATCTTGGAAGGTGAAAAGATCAGTATCAACTGAGCTAAGTCTTTTTGATATATAAAGCTTCCATCCTGTTCCATCACCAAAATAAATCCTACCTGATGTTGGAGATAAGTAACCACCACCAATAATCAAATCACCACCAGCAGTTGCAGGTAAACCTGTTGCTCCTGATGTAAGTGCCATAGCACCTCTGAATGCACTTTTCCCATTGACATCTAATTTATAACCCTGATCATTTGTAGTTCCCACCAATAGGTTTCCGCCATTAGTAATGCGCATACGCTCAGTAGCAGCATTCGTGCCAAACCAAATGTAATCACTTGCATCTCCACTTCTTGACACAATACCAGTGCTACGAGTAGTTCCATTTAAAACAAATCCATTGTAATATGTAGCAGAGAATCTGATACCGATTAGCTTATCAGTAGTATCATATGGAGCCGTAATATCACCTCCTGAAGCTATTGTAGAGCTAAAAGTAGCTGCACCTGTAGATGCAATACGCATACGTTCAGCACCATTAACATATGTTATTAATGGATATGCTCCCTCACTATAAATAAACCTTGCATAAGCAACTCCTGTAAAATCAGACCCCGTACTATTATCAATTCCCCAGTAGATATTACCAGAAGTATTTATATTTTGAAACGCTGAATAGTTTGTTGTTCCCTCTACACCAACTCTTGAATTAGTTGTTCCGTATACATGAAGTTTTTGAACAGGAGTATTTATACCTATACCAAGCCTACTATTTGTTATATCCCAGAAGAAGTTATTGTTTCCTGTAACTGTAGTAGTACCATTGAAGTAGGCTACCTGACCCGATGCACCTGTACCTGTAACTGGGTTGGTTAAGGCAGCTTGTTTATTGTTGAATGTAGTCCAGTCAGCAGAACTCAAAAGCCCCCGAGCTGACCCTGAAGCTGTAGGTATGTTTAAGGTGATAGTTCCTGAAGATGTGATGGGAGATCCTGATACGTTGATGTCAGTACCTGTAGAACCTGTGGCCAAAGCTACACTTGTTACTGTACCAGTAGTTATAGCTTGGGTGCTTAATACCCCCGTACTGCTGGCAACCACCATCCTAGTCCCAGTACCTGCCAGTGTGTTAACCCCTAGGTTTCCAGACTGGTCAAGAGTCATTATGTTTGTACTGGCTCCGTTCTTCCAAAGAAATCCACTTGAAGCAGAAGTATATGCATTGAACTGAATAAAAGACCCAAAGAAGATCCCTCCATACAATGTACCTCCTGCCCTTCCCTCAATTAAAGTAGAAACCTGATTGGAATCAAATACGGTTGTGCCGGAGTATAAGGTCTTCTGACCTACGATAGTCTGTGTTCCCGTAGTAATCAAACCCCTTGCAGTTGACGATGCGTCAGGGATATTAAGAGTAATAGTACCAGAAGTAGTAATCGGAGATCCTGATACGTTAACATCAGTTCCACTTGTACCCGTAGCCAAAGCCACAGAAGTTACAGTACCCGTGTTGGCTGTGTAGGCAGTAGAGTCCAACGATCCGTCAGCTTTTACAAACTGAGCACTGGTTCCACTTATATATGAAACCGTAGTACCAGACATCCTCACAAAGCCTGTTCCGTTCAGCTGTGCCTGACCGCCTAATCCTGCAAGTGTATAGTTTGGAATATTCAGTGCGCCTGTAGAACTGTTGTAAGTTGATGCCCCCGAGCTGCCTGTAGTTGTCAATGAGATAGCGGACCTAGCTCTTGTATTAGTAAAGTATAAGTTTGTGGAACCTTCTGATACGTTATCGCTGGTTAAACTTACAGCGCCAGTAAAGCCATTTACCGAAACAACAGCATCCGTATTGTCTACCTTCTCCCATGACGTTCCGTTATATATTGCCCAGTCCCCAAGCTTCCAGTCGGTTACGCCATTTAAGTTTGTAGATCCGGCAACAGAAACTACATAGTAGTATCCCTTTGTTCCTGTAGAGCTAGTTAAAGTTGGAGTGTTGGTTGATGCGTTCCATGTACCCTGATAAGTTACACCACCAGTTAAACCGTTTACCTGATTCTGAAGCTTTCCAAAGGCTGTCAGTATTGTATCTGTAGCAACAACACTTCCTCCTGTTATGTTAAGACCTGTAAGCACCTTGCCAATAACAGCTGCATTAGACAGAGTTACAGAAGCAGCTCCCGGACCAGAAGCGGTTGCCTCGCCAGTCAAAGAAGTTATATAGCTTCCTTGAGCTTGATATTGTGGGATATTTAGAGTTCCCCCAACAAAGGTTGCCGCTCCTGATGTGCCTGTAGTAGTTAGGCTTATAGGAGATTGGAAGTCTGTGCCTGCTACAGCAGCAACAAGCTTACCTGCAGCATTACCCTTGAGCAAACCTGCATTAACCAAGGCAGTGACAGTCAGATCAGCAGGAAGCGTTACGTTCCTACTAGCATCAGCTACAACTACATTGGCTATGTCGCTTGTTCTCCTTTGTCTATTGAAAGCCATAGATAATTATTTTAATCCTACGTTTTTAGTTATTATCGCCACATCATCCTGAATGTCAGTACAGCTTCTGTTTGTGGGACCAACCCACCACTGCGCCACACAGCTAGTACCAACAGAACCCATGAAAGGGCCTGTATTGGTTGCAGCATCACACGGTCTGTAAGTATATATCTGAACACAGTTGGCATCCCACAATGACTGATGATACAGACCTACAGTATGACCTGACTCGTGAGTTGCTGCCAGCCTAACTCTTAGTGGGTTATAAGAAAGCCTGTCTGAGAATACTAGGCATGTCGCCTCCCCACCCCAAAACATACTGCCTACATACGCAACACCTCCAGCACCCGGATACAATTCACTAGATGTAGTTACTATCACCCTGATTCTTTTGTACTGGTTTGCTGACTTGTATATATTCTCGTCTGTTGTTACAATTACTTTAAACTTACTGTAGTCAGAAGCTACTAGGTCAGTGATCTGTTGAACCTCTGCTGGATATAATCCGCTAGGCTGAGCTGTATACAAAGCCCCCGAGCTATTCCACACATTATATGCAGGAAGCACATGGCCATCAAAGTCTAGCAGGATAACACCATAGGTTGTATTCGGCACAGAGAATGGAGTGCTGTCACACACGTCACCTATCCCATCACCATCACTATCCTTCTGATCAGGGTTAGCTTTCCTTGGACAGTTGTCTATATTATCAGCTATACCGTCTCTGTCACCATCCTTTGTTCTAGTTCCCCCCGAACGGGCCATCTCGAACTCTTCACGGGTGGAGTGAACAGCAAGACCGCCAAGGTTGCATACCTCTGGCTTCTTTTCCATAGGTTTCTCCTTAACACAGGAAACAAACAGTAGTATAATAAATAGGTATCTCATAGTCCAAAAAATCCCATAGTTCCCATTGGATCAAACCCTCCTAAAACAGGTGCACTCTCATAGAAAGTTATCCTTCTCCAAGTAGTAGCATCGTTACCCAAAGTCAACTGAGTCTGCGACACGTTATTAGTTGGTGCTGCTGTAGCTTGCAGTTGATACGCTAGCGTCATTGATTGGTCCTGACCTGAAGTATTTCTGTACTGAGCAGACAGAGTTCCCTTCGTCCAGTTCGTACCACTCAGTGTACCCCAAGTATTATCATCTGCTGTGTGCCATGATGCTATTGTTACATTCTCACCATTGGCTGGAGTTACACCTGTTACAGTGATTGTGGCTGCAGCTGCTGCAGCAGTAGTGGCTATCTGTTCTGTCGCCCAAACCTTGGTATTATCAGCTGGTCTAAATACAAGCATAACTGCACTCGTACAAGTACCGCCAGAGTTATCAAACCTTGGGTTCACCGACCAAGTTCCGTTGAACGTGCACCAAAATGTATTCATAGATACGTTGGTAGTAGCCGTTGAGTTACCTACGTTTGTCCATGACTGTCCTCCATCTAAACCAACAGTCCATGCAGTACTACCCCTCTGTTGACCATAGACCACTACCAAGTCCCCTGCAACCATAGATGTTGGAGGCGTAATGGTTATTGTGGTGGTTGCATTTGTTGCAGCAGCACCATCAACAGGAACAGCAGATACTCCAAAGAATGTAGCCATTAGTAATACCTTGAGTATTCGTTAAGTATTAAAGAGTCAATGATCTCCTGATCGGTCATAGTATCAGGGAACGTGAACGGACTTCTGGAATCATGGTGACTGAATACACCATCCTTATAAACACACAGTTCAGCAATCATACTAACTGTCCCATCACCATTGACAACCTTTTCAACTAAATGTATTTCTTGAGTCATCATAATTCATATCCATTTACTTGTACATAAACAGTCATTGCAGCTGAAGTAGTAACCCTAAGCACATGATCAGCAGTTGTGGAAACATATGGTACATTGAATGACTTTACAACACCCGGCTTCGAGTTTGCTGATGGCGCAAATTCACCCCTGAAAACAACAGGGTCTGTACCCACCGTATATGCAGTGTCGCCAGATGCACCCTGCCATAGCGTTACGATACCAGCAGTAGTACCACCTGTTGTGATTGTGATGTCCGTTACAGCAAACTTCTTTCCTGATGCAGGAGTCCACAGAGCAGCGCCTGTCTGAGCTGTTGAATATTCGCCATCTTTATGTACTAGTACGTATCCAAAGTTGTGAGGAGCGGCTCCAGTATCTATTCCCCCCAAGAACTGCTGAGCAGAGCTGAGAGTTACAAAGTGAGATACAGTTGCTCCTAGAGTAGTTACAGTCCTTAGTCTAACCTGCCTGTAACCTTGAGTCAAAAGCTGATATACCCTGCCTGCTGTCGGAGTAATATTCTGAGCACTCACCCAAATATCCTGGCTACCGTCAAAGGCCTCAACTGTAATCCAGTTGGTGTTATCTACAGTTCCTTCAAATATGAAAGTACCCGTGGTAGTTGTTGCTATACCTACAGTAATTGAGTTGGCTCCGTCAACATTCATTGTCGAAGCAGAGTTGGCAGCTGTACCTAAGTTGGCAGGGTTCATCCTTATCGAAAAACCGGGACCAATACCAGCTGCAAGAATACCTACAGCACTATCGTTTGCTGCATTACCAGCAAGAGAGGTGTCGGTCTTTAACCTGTCCCAAGTAGATCCGTTGAAGCCTTGCAATGCTGTACCAACAATAGGTGTTGTTGGGTTAGCTGTAGAGTCGGCAAGAGCTGCAGCAGTAGGAAGTTCTGTATCAACAGTTCCCGATACAGTTACCGTACCGCTAACGCCTACCGTTCCATCAACGGTCAATGTATTACCGCCATCAGATATAGGCACTGATGTTTGGTCTGAAGATATTACTACGGGCAAACTGTTGGCCGATGTAGCCTGCCCTAAATCTGGTGAAGGTTGATATGCCATCTTATACTATTTGCCAGTTTGAGTTATCTGATATGAGTGTTATAGACTCATATACTTTATTTAAAATTGCTGTTGTTCCACCATCTATTGTCTGTGTTCCGTTACCATCAACTGTCAATGCCCCCGAACCAGCTATTTTTTTGATGATGATTGTTGCTGTATTACCCACAGCAGTAGGTAGGTTAATTGTAAATGCTCCACCTGATGTATCCGCTTTAATTATCTTAGTTCCTGAAGTTGCAGTTTCTGAATGGGTTGTTGTTACAGTTATAACTGAATATGCACCGCCACCTGCAGGAGGTGCAGCCCATGTGCCGTCTGCCCTTAAAAAGTTTGTAGTTCCTCCACCACTTGCAGGTACAAGACCTTTAACACTAGAAGAAAAAAGATCAAGCAAGGCAGTAGCCTGAGTACCTGTAAGATCCTCAACATTACCTGTACCTGCTGTTGTCCTACCCTTGAATGTCGCAGTAGACACCTGAGCAAGCATGGCGTTTGTAACTTTGTTTGCGCCAATGGCTGTGGTGATTGCTGTAGATCCAGATCCTGATACATCTCCAGATAAGGTGATTGTCTGGTTGGATACCAAGTAATCAGTTCCTGCAACAGCTGCACTTATAGCTGTACCGTTTCCTTTCAATATACCTGTTACACTAGTTGATATAGTTATTGCAGGAGTTGTCGATGCGGTTGCTACAGATCCTGCAAACCCATTAGCAGATACTACAGAAACGGTTGTTACTGTTCCTGTGTTAGAAGTATATCCGTTAGGATTGGATGACAGGTAATAAGTATTTGTATCAAGAGAGAATGTGCCAGCTGCTGTCATCTTTACAAATGAAGCAGACACATAAGACAAACCAGCTAGAGATGTAAGGTTCGTAGCAAGTGGCTGACCGCCCAAACCTGCTAAAGTATAGTTAGGTATGTTCAGGGAGTTTGAGCTGAATGTCGCTGCTCCCGAACTGCCTGTTGTTGTAAGTGATATAGGAGATTGATAATCTGTTCCAGCTACAGCTGCAGATATTGCAGTTCCATTTCCCTTCAGCAGACCTGTGATAGTTGTGCTGATGGTGATTGCTGGGGTTGTTGTTGCCGTTGCAACCGTACCTGCAAATCCATTAGCGGATACTACAGATACAGACGTAACAGTTCCAGATCCTGAAACTGCAGCCCAGGATAAATTTGTACCGTCAGTAGTTAGATACTTACCTGCATTACCTGTCTGATCAGGAAGTAGGGTGGTTATACTAAGTGTATCGTAGTTAATAACGTCAATGATGTCCCCTGTAGCAGCACCATCAACAAGTGTAAGTACCGAGGATGTATTTGAATAAGAGCTAGAGTTTAATCTTACGCCATTAAGATACACATCAAAGTATCCTGCAGTTAGAGTGCCCGATACAGTAAACGCTGTTTGGTTGGATGTGGCAGTAAATGTCTGAGTTGACCTAGAGGTTGATCCACCACCACCGCCTGTCGGTATTGCCTGGGTAGATAACAAGCCTGTAGCATCAGCAACAACCATTCTTGTTCCTGTGCCGGAAAGGTTATTAACGGTAACAGTGCCAGTATTACCAATAGTCATGGCAAGACTTTCACTTGCTCCAGTAAGGAACCTTATATCCTTTGCACTTATCTGAAACCTTCTTCTGTCAAATGAAGAAGAAACAATTTCAGTTGAAATATAGAAGTAATTATCTGTTGTATTAGGGTAGCTTCCACCTTGTAAGTATTCATTAGTATTACTTACACCCATATTCAATCTAGACACATTCGCAGGCCCAGTCGTTGTACCCCAAATTAAAGTAGGTACGCCTTGAATATACATCTGTGGACCACTAAGCCATGTGCCATAATACGCACCAAGGTGCAAATCACTATCGTTGGCTCGTATCAAATAATTACCAACAACCATATCGACAGCGTATGGTCTTACAGTGGCTCCAGTTGCAACATAAAAAACTCCACCAAGTTCACCAGATTGTCCAGGCAAAGTAGCACGAATGTTGCCATTTACATCTAGCTTCCATCCGCTATCTACAGTACCTCCAATTATAAGATTACCAGCTGAGGAAAATCGAGTTGTAGTTGTACCTACTATATCTAAGTAGTTGGTAGACAAGGTTAGTGTACGATTGCCTGTTAAGGTTCCATTACTTGTGTAAATGTTAGTAGATACTGCACCAATATCAGACAACACTTGTGCGCCTGTCCTGTATTTTACAACAGCACCATCGAGAACAACAAACTTATCCGTGTCAACAGTTGCAGCACCAGCACCATTTAATGTGGTTGTACCATCAACAATTAACCCAGCTTTGGCTAGTATATCAGAGAGAAACCTCATTCATTATTTCTTTACAATAACCCTGTAAGCATTAAGCGCAGGAGCAGAAGCAAATGATATTGTTACAGTATTTGCATCTGTAATAACGACATCTGTAATCACTGTGTCAAGTGTTGTGTTATCTTTAACAGAGACAATTACATCAACTGTTCCCAAGTTATGAGTAACAGCAAAAGATGTAGCAGATGCATTGCCTATATTGGAAGCAAATCCACCAACCCGATTATCGAGATATGTCTTAAGCTTAAGAGGAGTTACAATTCTTTCATCGTCTGTTCCCGTATTTACCTCAGTCTGAGTAGCAATCTCAGCAACACCCTTTACGGTTTCTGTAGCCTGATCCCTGTTAGACTCCAAGAAGATCCAGTCAGAAGCAAGTGTTGTAGATGCGTTATCTATTGTAGCAACAAGAACATCACCAACATTCAGGATAACTCCCTGAACAGTACCAGCTGTAGTAACATACCAGTAGTCACCCTTCTTTGTTCCGCCAGATCCTGTAGGGAAGTTAGTGCTAGAACCTGCAGCAAAGCCACCCTCAAGGTTACCGAGAGATGCTACCCTGTTATCAACATAGGTTTTGATAGATCCAGCTGTAGATATATTTGTAGCTGAAGCTGTTGCCATCGTATTGTCGTTGATCAGAGTGATAGCCTCAGGATCTCCTGTACCAGCAGTCACACGACCTATCACAGTCATCGTTGCGATGTCCTGTATCTTGGCAAAGGTTACATTGTTATCAGCGATCTTAATTGTCGTAACATTAGCGTCAGCAATCTTGGCTGTGGTTACGGCTGAATCAGCAATCTTTCCTGTGGTGACTCCTAGGTCTTTAATCCTTACAATGTCAGAGTTAACCTCCAATGTGGAGTTGTCAATGTTGACATCAAGAGTTACAGCACCTGAGGTTCCGCCACCAGTAAGACCTGATCCTGCAGTAACTGCAGTAATATCTCCTGATGCAGAAATCCATGCTGTACCATCCCAGTAGTAGATCACCTTATCAGTGGTGTTGTAGTAGATCTGTCCTTGGACAGGTGAACTTGGAGCCGATGCCAAGTTGTGAAGTGCTATGTTAAGCACCTGATTTTTGGTAAGGTCTAAGTTGACCAGGACTTTCTTTGCCATGACTTTAGTTTAAATAGGCTACGCCACTGAAGGCTGCGCTGAAGGTTATTATTAATTGATTATTGGAAATGTGATTTACTTCTCCGAGCACCTCATCCCCCGAACTATCGATGATCGACACGCTTGGGTTTTTCCCCATATTATGCGTGACTGTCCACGTAGTATTGGCCACTGCCTGAGTATGTATATAATGGTCTCTAACATACAAGTCTGTGATAATATTCCACAGGTCGGTCTGATTTTGGATGTCTCCAGTAATCGTGCCCCATGCAACACCATCAAGTATACCTAAGTTAAATGCAGGTATAGGTAGGTTGTCAGGATTACAAGCCGGAACCTGGTTGTTAGAAAGGACCTTCATTAGATCCTTCAGGTCTGTATATATGTTGGCAGTATCCCCAACCTTTATCTTATCTATGATATGATTGAATAAGGTTTGCGCAAACTCAAAGTCAGCCTGCAGGTTGTCATACTTTTGGCAAGTATTGATCGCTGCATCTAGCTGCGCCTTCAGTTCACTTATAAGATTAACAAACCCCTCGTAGTCTGGAGGAGTTTGGATACATGCACTGTATGATTTGCTTAGCGTCTCATTTACCGTAAACCATGAGTAAACCTGATGGGTGTACAAAAGACTTGAGGTAAGGGATATAGAGTAGACGGCTGCATAGTAGCTGCCATTATACAGGAAACTTCTAGTTACCCCCGAACCAGTCAGAGTTCCTGTTGGAGTGCTTGTAATACTCCAAGCCCTTGTAAGAGAGCCATAGTTATAGTTTGATACAGAGTAGGACGTGTTATCCCTTACGCTCAAGTTAGGTGTGAATACATCAAAATCTTCGCCAATGTTTAGATTGACGGGTTTATATTGAGATACCCATGTTCTTGTAAACGTAGTGTCATCATATCCTGCAGACCTTACCGTCATTACGATTGTATATGTACCACACTGTGGCATGCCATTACTATCGAGTCGAAGCGGAAGGGAAAATGTAGTCACACCAACACCCATGTCAGGAGCCAGGATATTGCCAACCCTGGTGTACAGGTCAGGCTGAGTAACATCAAATGAAGCGACCCTTGAAAGGCCATGTGTACTCGTGTCTGTAATCCTCAAAGTTGGAACACCTGTAAGATCAAACTGTACAGAAAAACTTATGTTGTTGATGGACGGCATCGTAATGCAAAATTCCTAAACGATGAGTAGAATACCCCGAAAAACAGGATATGAAAAAGCCCTAGGCTAGAAAACCCAGGGCGTAGTTCACCAAACAAAAACCAAACGAGAGAGACTATTTTTTCGCCTTGGATTGAATGGTCTGGAAGACCTTCTCACCTTTGGCGCCACTTACGCAGAAGCTAATAAGCTCCTCAACTGGTTCACTGCCAGTTGTCCTGGCAACAGTGAGGATTGCTTCTCCATTTGGCCAAGTGTAACGAGAGCTCTCATGGTCAAAGATGAGTACACCCTTGACAAGTGCTCTATTGATTACAGCCTTCATGGAAGCCTGTTTGTTGTTGATCAGATCAAGGAATCCCTTAGGATCTGTATCAGCAAGCGTCTCGAGCTCATTCCTCATAACCTCCATAGGCCTGGTGTCATCCTGGCCAAGGGCAGCTATGTAGTTCTTTACATCGTCAGCACTCAAGTCATAAGCAGCATTCAGCGCTTCCCTCTTCAGGTTGCGATTCTTACGCTCCTTCTCACTCCTTGCGCTTTCGTCAACAAGCTCAAATAATGGTTCTTTGGTGGTATCTCGGTTTGGGTTTGATGCATTGTAGTTGCACAAGCTCAGGTAGCTGTGCATCTCTTGGTGGGCAGCAATACCGCCAGATAAGACAAGCATTCCTCCCTGGCTTCCGTAGAAATAAAGCTCATGAAAACTGTGATCGCCATCTGCGGTTACAGACCTTACAGCAGCAATGTCAACGTACTCCTGCTTCTTCTCATCGTAGATCTGATCTACAGGAGGCACAGACCTAACAGATGGTAGTGCCCACTTTGTAGGGTCCATAGGATTCCTTTGAATGTTATGAATCCTATAAACAACTTTTTCCCCTTTCTTAAGCTTAGTGGATTCAATAAGCTCAGGGGATACATTGTTAAACAGTTTTGTCTTCTTCATTTGTTTGGGGTTTGGTTTAATAAAAGAAGGGGGCAGGCATTACCCTACCCCCTGATAGATTAGAATACAGTCTTCAGTTTGAAGCACTGCTGAGCTCCGAGGATCTCGAGACCTTGTACAGATTCGTAGTGAATCTCAAGTACAGAACGCTCGTTAGTTGGAACAGGAGCCAGGCCACCGAGAAGGATCTCACGATACTTCAGGTCGGTTCCGTCACCAGCCAGATAACGAACTCTCATGCGGTCAACCATCTGACCGTCATTGGTCTTGATCTTATCAGCAGGAACACCGTAGATGCTATCCTTAGCGTTATAACCGCCAGTGAAGTTTACGATATTCTTGTGGTCAAGGATTGGCAAGTACTTCTTGTAGAAGGTACGTCCGTAGATCTTCACGCTGTCGATACCGAGATCCAACTCTTTACCTGCGATTTGGAAACGAGCACCTTGAGAAAGGAGCTGGCTGTTACCGAGGTTGTTGAACAGGTTGTCAAACAGAATATTGGAAGAGGTTCCCAAGAAGAGGAAGTAAGTCAATGGAGCACGATCCTTATTCAGGTTCTGAGTCAGCTTACCCCAATCGTCCAGGTCAAGAACACCAGTTACATCAGTGCTCAGATCCTTACCCATAGAGGTTACATACTGATCCATACCCATGGTAGTTTGGATAGGCTTACCATCGGCATCTGCCAAAGCAGGAGAAGTTGAAGAGAACTTAGTAGCACTCTTACGTCCGAAGATCATAGCAGCAGAAATGTCGCTACGGAACTTCATCAGAGATTCATGCTGACCTTTGTACATGTAGAAAGGCTTACCATTGAACTCAGTCTCAACCTTAGAGGCCTTCTCAATATCAGTGATAGAGAACTTACCTTTGAAGATCTGAACTTGGTTAGAATAGTAGGCTGGCTTCCACCTCTTGGCGTCAGGAGAAAGAGAACCTTCAGCAGCTGCGTTAGAGAAGAAAGAGATCTTACCACCGTCAGCAACACTCAAGTCACCATCAGCAGCGTCAACATTCTTAACAGTGATTGCGCTAGTACCGCTGTTCTTAGCAGTTACAATACCAACCTTACCACTTGGGAACAGAACCTGCTCACCAATGTTAACATAATCAAACGCAGTAGCATCGATAACGAGAGTCAGGGTATCAGCAGCAACAGAACCACCAGAGGTGACAGTAGCCAATACATACAACTCATCGTTTACGAAGTGATGATACTCAGGAACTGCACTCACTACAGAGCGACCAGTCAATTCCATGATGTCCAAGAAAGAAGATTCTTCATTAGTGATGTCGAGAATCTTGTTGAGGATCTCCCTTTGATCAAGGAAGCTTACAGAAGAAACGTAGGATTTTTGAATCCCACCAATTTGTCCAGGCATTTTTTAAAAGTTTAAATAGGGTTATTTAGAAACGCCCCTAGAGAGGAAGGCCTGCAGAAGTCCTGAAGCAAAATCTCCCGAACTCTCAGTAGGCACATCACCCACTGGGGATGTACTTGGGTTTTTGATCTCTTTAGTTATTTCGGACCTGCCAAGGGTTTTGCCAAAGTTGATCAAGGCTTTCTCGAACACCTCTGGATTCTGACTATACGCTACGGTCTTATACCATTTGTTATAGTCCAACTGACCCTCGCCCTGTGCGAACTGACTAAAGAACTTATCATTATCAACAGTCATATCAATCATCGCATCTGCATTAGGCAGCTCATAATGAAACTCATCCTCTCCACTCTTAATGCTAATTTTTTTAGCATTGAGGATCTGACGAGTAACTTCATTGCTGCGTACCGACTCCTCGAATTGCTTTAACAGCTCTTGCGTGTTGTCGTCAACTTGCGCAGGTTCCGGGGCCTGGAAGTTCTTTTGCCACTCTAAATACTTCTCACGGGCTTTGGATGCTTGTACCTTGAGCAATTCTCTGCCCAGTTCGGATTCATCCTCTCCCCATTCGTCTGCATCTAGTTTGTATTTGTCAAGGACTTCCTGCTTGAAAAACTTGTCGAAGGCTTTATCAGAAAGCTCAGAATACTGCTCACGGAGTTCACGTCTCATGATCTCCTCGTCAGACATCTTTGTGAAGTCAGTTGACTTGGCTTGCAGATACGGTGTGATATCACCAGTTTTTTCATAGAACTCAACAACTCCCTTAATGAAGTCGTCTTTAAAATTGTACTCAGATTTTACAGGCTCTGCCTTTGTTTCAGCTACGGTCTCCGTTGCTAGTGGCTGAGGTTCTGCTTGAGTAGTTGTTTCAGGTTGTGCTACCTCAGTAGCTACTTCCGTCTTTGCTTCCCCTGGTAATTTAAAATCATCAGGAGTTGCATTTGAAAAGTCGAACTCGTTCATAGGGTTTAGTTTGATTATGCAAAGTTTTTTCTATAATGTGGATAAACCATGGAATTTGGGGGGTGATAGTTACGCCTCCTCTTCCATTTGTCCTTCCATCTCTTCACTAGGTTCCTCTTGTTCCGGCATTTGCTGCTGCATCTGTTGCATCATTTGCGGAGCTGGTAATGCATCATCCTCATCATCTTCGGTTATAGGCTCTCCGTTCTTCAGACGCTGTACAGATTTCTTACCCCTGTTCTCAAGCTTCTTAGATTTAAGCTTCCCTGTTTGGCGCATCTCTTCGAGCATCAGTTCGTACTGATACTTCATCTCGAGAAGCTTAGCTTCCATCTCCTTCTCCACCTGGATCAGCTGTGACTTAACCTGGGCTTCCACCTGAAGTGTCTGCTGCTTCGCCTGCTCTGCAGCTTGAGCTGACTGCATCTGCACCTCAGCATTCATCTGCTGCTGTTGCATGGCTTCCTGCTGTGCCTGCTCCCTGCGCTTCTTGATCTTGTACGCCAATAGCTGCTGAGCTACCTTAAGGTTGTCTGTATTCTGAATGACGATGGCGTCTTCAATATCTAGCATACCGTTAGCCTGTCCCGCCTGTATCTGCTGCATTAGCATGGCACGCTGCTCATCAGTTGGTTTGTCTTCGATGAATATTCCAAACTCGTACAATGCGATGTTTGGAGATACTTGGAAGAACTTCATGGTGTTTGCGCCAAGAGATCTGATGTAACCCTTTACACCACCCACAGCAGCTACATCCTGAAGTCTCAGGATAACTGCGTTGGCTAATGATTCCAACAGCTTCTTCTCGCCACTGATGATGTGGGCAAGAGAGTTGTTTGTTCCTTCGTATGCAAGCTTGGCAACTGTAGTCAAAGTCCTTGGATCAGGAGTGGATCCGTCAGTCATCTCGTTCATACCCGTGATGTCTCTCAACATCTGAATATGATTCTGAATGATCTGATAGTAGTTCATCACATCCCTGCCCAATCCGTTCTCAAGTTCCTCGATAGGCTTGTAGTTGGTCATCCTACCCTGGGCATCAGCCTTTCTGTACACCAACGTACCTGTCTTGTTATAAAGATCAAGCACCTTCATTGGCGACAGCTTCTTGCCTCCGGCACCAAGTGGGATATCCTCAAGGGCGCCCATCTCAATGATGATGCCCTTAGGCCTTGCCTGGTTGATGGCGTTCTGCATCCTGTACCAGGCTATCTGAATAGCATCGGCAATTGGGATCAGCTGCTCCATCAGGCCGTAAGCCTTCATGTCCCAAAACTCAGGAGCAATCAAATGGTAGCTGAGCTTGGTATCCATCAGACTAGACTTGGCACGCTTCATGTTTGTGCACAGTCCGTAGTCAAATATGTACGGGGTGTCAATAATCCACTTGCCCTTGTATACTACTTTGTAGGCAACTCGATCAAACTTATCCTTACGCTTGTTTTTGTCTTCGTATCTAGCACGAGCGTATATTTTATTTCCACGTCTGTCAATACGTTGTTCGTACACCATTTCATTAACGGAGAAGAACTCAATGTCGAGTAGACGTATCCTGAATTTGTCATATCCTTTGTTATATATAGACAATGAAGAAGGCCATTCCTTAGGATTGCCGTACTTACCAATTACATTCTTGGCGATATCCTCGTACTGCTCAGGAGTAAACTCATTACCCGCCATCTGCTTCAGATCTGCAATGGTCATCTCAATGATCTCACCTACATAGGCTGCATCACTGAAGTCATTATTCTTGCACTGATTGATGAGGATGTTTCTTGGGTTGATGCTTCTGATCTTGACAGCACCGTTTGAGTCTATATACTCTTTGTATCCCCCGACCCCGTAGTCAAATATGTCTTCCTTTACTCTCTCTCTCAGCTTCTCTATTTCATTCTGCTCAAGGATCAGTTTGATTCCCTGCTCAGCTTCAAGCGCCATCTGATGCTTGAATGTATAGTTCATCTGAATCTCAAGCTCCTCCATATCCTTGGCTTCACCTGGCTCCAACTGAAGAATGGGATCTTCAAGCAGTGCCGGATCAACCTTCATGGCTTGGTCTCTCATCAAGAGCTTAGCTTTGGATTGGGCGAAGTAATCTTCAACCTCATCATTCGCCAATGCATCGACAGGCGTTGCATCTATATTGTATCCGATCTTATTGAGTTTACCCAAGGCAATCCTCCTGAACTTTGGAACGATTGGAATAATACTCCAGTCAATCGCCAACCAATCTTCCTTGGACTCCTCGGCTACCCCCAATAGAGGTCTGTACTTATTTATACTTTGGTTGCCCATGGCGTACGACTTGATAACTTCGTAGCGGTAGCGGGCGTGGTAGAACATCTCCCTGGGGTTGTCGTTTTCAAAACTTGACCAGGCTGCTTTGCAGAATTGTAACACCCAATCTTTACCCTTCTCGGATGGACTAATCAGGTGTGAGGGAAAACCAGCATTCATATTTTATGTGCTTTAAAAAAGTCAGAGACGTCTCGTACTGCTGACAAATCTTGTTTTACTGTTTTGGCTTGGTCTGCGATTAATGCATAACCTGCTGCCATAGCTCCATCGTATGCGGTAGTGTTTGATATGTCGAACTCCAACCACTCCTTGACGATGTCTTTAAAGAAGACCCTGTCGCAGTAGTCGTTGATGTAGGCTTCTGTTAGTTCGGCTATGTGCTGGTGTGTCTTCGGAGATGCAGCTATACCTGGTTGAGTTCTCTCTGGTAGCCACATAAGGAAGTCTCCGTACCCCCTGTCATTGAAGTAATGCATCATCCCGACCTTCTGATTCTCGAACAGTATTCTGCATCCGTAGTATACTGCTGTCTTGAGCATGTCCTCGTAGAAGATCTGAACAGACTCAGGACGGTATATGTATTTGCAAACAAACGCAAAGTTGTATGGGTCATTCTCCCGAGCTGAGTTGTACTTCTGCAGTACCACTCCCGCACCGTTTGATCTCCTGCCATCCTGCGTCTGATTGTGATCCACTGGGTCAACACCCATAACAAACCCATGGTTGTTCGGAGTGTACGACTCTCCTCGTTTCACAATCTTGTTGCTCTCATCATCCGTGTCAAATAACTTCACCACTTCCCACCTGCCATTCTGTGATGGCTCCCATATCACCTTCGTATCTTTCTCGCCACCTTCCCAAACAAAGTTTCCTCTTGTGGTCAGGTTGTCTTTCCAACTCAATCGATCCAACCTCTCGTTCAACTTCATTGCGTTGTACAAGCACTTGGATCCATCTATTCTGAATGCCTCCTCCCAACTGAGTGGCTCCTTGCGGATAACCGAACTGAGAGCTCGGGGGTCATTCGTTAAGAGCTTACGCTCCTCTAGTATTTCATTCAGCGCCCTATCCTTATCTGCAAAACCATAGTCGTCATAGTAACGTGTCTCGTCAGCAGGACAAAAGTATCGGTACAATCCCGATGGCGTTCTCTTGCCTGGCTTATTGGTATGATCAGAGTTGAGCCATATCTTTTTAAATGACTCCCCTCCCTGCTCCATATCTTCCACAGTCGTGGTGAGCAGCGACTTACCAATGATCCTTCCCTCGTCATCCAGGTGGCAGTACCTAGTTACCAGGTATCGCTCCCAAACATTCACCTCCATCGTCTTACCAACCTCATCACCTAAATACCTATGGATCTTTTGACCATCATAGGAGATGGCTTCAGATGTCTTCCAGTCAATCATTGACTCAAGCTCATCCTCACCACGAATCGTGTTGGCGTTCTTACCCTTTACTACCGTGTTATAAAATCTCAGCTCGGATGTAGGTGTAAGACCTTTACTCGCATCGAACACAGGCACAAAGAAGTCAGGTAACTTTTTGAAAGGTTGGATTACTGCTTTACGAAAAACCGTCTTGGCATCCGAACCCGTCTTTGACTGTATGCCCGCCTGGGCATTCTTGGTTCGGGAGGTATATTCGTAGAGAAATACTCCACCTCTAAAAGTTTTACCTTGTCTACGTTTGGTAATCTCCACCATCCCGAAGCACTCAGGGTCTTCTATACAGTATTGTAAGAAGTAGAAGTACTTGCGGTCAGTATCACGATACTTAGGTAGTCCAGTATCTAGGGTCCAGTAGGTTAGGTAGAAGTAGTGCAGACCTGTGATGTAGATGTCGATTCCATTTGACTTGAACCAAAATCCATTCAACCTTCTGTCCCACTCCTGCTGCCTGAATTGCTCAAGCACTGGGTCAAAGAACTCTTTGTCTTCTTCCTGTCTCCTCAGTTCCTTCTCACGAAGCTTATGGTAGTCAGTCGGCAACCTTGTCGGCTCCCAGTACTGATCTGTTTTTCTAGGGGATCTTGCATACACACCTCGTTTCTCGACCTCACCTGTCAATACATTATACACGTATCCGACAGGTGGCAGGTGACACACAAGCCCCTGAATATTTTCATCAGACCCGTTATCGACTGGCTTGAACATTGGCTGCTATCTCCTCAGGCCTAAGCCTTTTCTTTTTGGTTAACACCTCTTCAAGCTTGTCGTCACCGCCAGTCAGGTCTCTGTTGTATTTCTGTAACCGCTGATAGATGTCATCCATGGACTGCATGATCTTGGTCTTGATCTCCACAGCCTGGAGGATATCCTTGTCACGGTTCCCATCCACGGGCATCATAACCCGTTTGTTGTATTCAAAGAACGCCTGCTCATTACTCACAATCATCACCCACACCATATTGTTCTGGTACTTCAAGTACCGCATCACAACCTTGATTAAACCCTCGTCAGGTTCATAGCCATCATCCGTCTTTACCTTAAACTCGAATAACCCCACAACATCATCCTTGTCCAGGTCAAACCCCGCCAAGTCTGCAGCAAACTGCTTCCGCTTGAAAAGGTCTGGGTAGTGATGGCGCAGGGGACTGTTTTGGTCGTACATCAGCAGGATGTATCGAACCACCTTGTCTTCTGCCTCGCCCACCACTTCCTTGAGTTTGGGGTGTTTCTCTAGGATTTTACCCTTTATCAGAGGATTAAACTCCATAATAGAGAAGTCCTTGTCTGGTATCATTTGGTACGGATTATCGCACTTGCAAATTTACCAGCGACACCTATAGGGTATGTGGAAAACAGGGGGTGATTATTTGATAAGCTTCTCGAACTCCTCAATAGGAAGGAGGATGTCGTACTCGTACCCACTCTTTGTAAATATCTTGGTGGCTTCAGCTTCTATAGGGATGTTGTCATCATCCTGGTATGTTACACTAGATGAAACGTAGCCTTCTATTTGGAATGGGTTGAGTTTAAGGTCTGACTGCATCAGCTCTTCCTCAACTAAAAAACACATGGGTAGGGTAATAAATCTGTCGCTCATTTTGATCCGTCTTGAAGTGGTAAATGATTTCTGTCATCGATCCTGCGGTACTTCTGCTGCCACAGGGTATTGGTGATATAGATAGATATCCTGACAATCTCATCTTCGGTAGCCTCCGGCAGAAGCAGGTGCGCCACTTCGTGGATGAGAATCTCCATGTGCTTTTTCCCATGGAGGGACTTGTCCATAACAACTTCCTTCCTGTCAAGGTCAGCATATCCCCAGGCCTTCTTTAGGTTTTTATATATGACCTTGTATCGTTTCACTTGAATATAGTCCAGTTGTTTTTGTAGGTATCTAGCTTGTCCTTGTCAATGTTCAGCCTGAAGATGTGTTTACACTTGGCAACAGGGATAAAGTACCAGGAGTCAATGTCTTCAATATAGAGAGCAATGATGTCTGCGTCCTTGATGGTATACACTTGGTTCTGCGACCTCTTCACTCGTACCACGATTGATTTGGCGCCATTACCTCTTCTGGCTTTTATCTGTACTCGGTACAGCCTTTTGGAAGTGTCAAGTATTCTGTCGTACTGAGCCTTCTCAGTTCGGGGGGCGGAAACAACAAATCCCTTACTCATCGCCATGAAATCAAATAGGGACTCTACTGCACATCCACTAATTGGCACTCTTCTTCTTTGTCGCCTTCTTGGCTGCTTTCTTTTTACTCTTGTTAAAGAACTCGTCAAGGGCCTTACGGATAACTTCGTTCTCAGCTTCAATCTGCGCTAGAGACTTCTTGGTTATCTGTGTTGGGATCCTGAACTTCAGGTTGACTATCAGCAGATCCAGTGACAGGGTCCACAGTCTGATTATCCATTGGTAGTTCCTGCTGTTGTACTCTTTGTAAGTGTTGTAGATATTCATTTTGTAGGGTATAGATTTTATGTAAATATTGTTTGACACCTTCCATGCCGAGAGTCTCGTAGGCTTTACGGATTCTCCTTTCATGGTTGATGGGGTGAGACACAAGGTTGGGATAGATCTTCTCTTCTCCATTCTCGTCAAAGTCCATGTAGAAACCCGAAACGGTCTGGTCCATTACCACGGGCAGGTTCTTTGCTATCTCCTTTATATATTTATTTTTTTTCATGGATATACATGATGTTTGAGTTGTACATTACAAAAAGCCTTTTGCCTTCAATCTCATTCTCAAACTTTCCATGCTCGTCAAATTCGACAATAGAACCTTCAGGTATATCAGGATCATTAGACGCATATACACGTCCACGGTTTAGTTCTTTCTTCTTGGCTATGTCTGGGATAATAAGAGTGCTGTGTGTCACCTCCTCCTCCATGGGCTCAATGAGAATATGCTCGCCAACAGGGTATGTCTTACCGCCTCTGACAGTGGCTAGTGCCTGGAAGTAATCCACAATGTACAGGTCGTTACCGAGTGAGCATTCTGGATCTAACACAACTAGGTAGTGGAAGTACAGCTTGTCTCCGATCTCTACGGTGTCGTAGAATCCTGGCTTGTCAAAATCTTTGGGGAGTCGTTTGGCGGTAGCGATTACCTTGCCGGAAATAACCACATGGTGCTCCGGCTTGAAGCTCGTGTCAATGTAGAAACCTGACTTGGTTTCATCGTTGAACTTCTTCTCAACAGATACGATTATTCGGGTTGGGGATTGCATGCATCTAAGTTAGACACGAACTACGACTTCATTCGTAGTTGTCCACATAGATATAAACAAAAGGCTCCTACAAAGGAGCCCATGTTTTTAGTTGGTTAGAGTAGAACGTATACTCGGGGGTATCGATGACTCCCTCTCGGGCGTGATACCATGGCCCGTCTTCACCATTGAGTATATGAATATCTTGTGCTGGCATATAAGATTGGGCTAGCATGAATACCTTCTCTCCTTTCTTGTTTACCGCCACATCAACAACAATCACCACATGTCCAGGGAACCCACCCTTGATCAGGACATCACCGATCTCTACATCCTGAATACGTTTAGGTTTCATGTCTCTCTCAAGGCTCCAGCTGTTACAGACCCTGTAGACAATATCCATGTGCTTGAGCAGATGGCCGTAGTCATTTGGCGGATTGAACTTGATTGGTTTACCACTGACGCTGTTGAATACAATCTTGTCGTACTGCTTGGACCTGAATAGATACTCGGCACGGAGTCTCATTACAGCATCAGCGCACTGCTGCAGATCTTCGTTACCAACAGACACATCTAGCACTGCATACTGAGCTTCTTGGTTTTGTTTCTTCTTTCCGTTGTACAGGTAAACGGTCTTGTCAGATTTCAGGGCAACATTCCTGAGGTACTCTCCGAATCCTACTGCCTGGACTCTCGTGTATCCTGCAGGAGTTGGTATGGATTGGATGGTGAATAGCGAGATGAGGAGTAATATCATGACGCTAAAATAGAGAGTTATATTCTAATGGTATGTTAAACAAAAACCCTGGATCACTCCAGGGTCTTCGGAATACATGAAAGTAAAGAAAGATTTGTTCGAGGCAAAGGTAAACAAGTTTGTTTAGTTCCTGCCTAATTTGTCCGCATGCTTATCAACAAGCATGTCCATGTGCTGCTTCTTGTCGCCATACTCTAAGTGGCAGGATCTGCACAGAGCCATCAGGTTCTCGATCTTGTCTTTAGTTTTTCCGCCACCCATACCCCGGCAATCAATATGATGAATGTCAACAGCTCGGGAGGAACAAACCTCACAAGGAATAAAGTCATCCAACACATACCCAAAGTAATCAAGGTAAATCTTCGTATGTTTTTTCATTAAGGTAGTTGAGATAGGCAAACTTGGTAGGGATGGTATAGAGCTCCTCAAGACCCCGAACCTGGCAACTTACCATGCGTACATCGGAAATATTCCGAATTACACTATCAAAAATCACAAGGTGCTGGGAGGCATCCCGATTGAACAGGACCCAGTGGGTAGGCTTGCCAAAGGTGAACTTGGGGTCGTCCCACTTCTCCTTCTTCCTGGGCAGGAACTGAATGTCCTTGTAGGGGAACTCATCGACCCACGACCGTTTCATCTCCACCTCCAGGCAGTGTTCGTGTGCGCCAGTCACCCTATTGACCAGGGCGATGTCAGCTTTGTACTGCACCTCTTCATCTTCAGGGTAGTAGTCTTCTGCTAGTACAGCTTTGTAGGTGGGGTGATGGTAGAATAGCCTGATGGCTTCCAACCTGCATATGAGGTCTGAGTCTTGGTGTGACTCTCTTCTAAACTTTCTAGGATTAAACTGCTCCAAGATTCTGAAGTATTTCAGAACACAGCTTCGCTTAAAAGGAAAGCCCTGTTCGATTAAACTGCTCCTGAGTTCCTCGTACTCCGTCACCGCAGCTACCTTTCGGTCAGTGAGTGGATCACTGTCGCTCCTGCTATCAGCTTAAACATTCCGTCCTCGGATAAACCTAGCTTGGGGTTTTGACTGGACCCCGACCCTAGCAGGTGGAACCAGGATGGCGAATTTAGGAAGCTATCTATTATGATTTGAAACTTATGAACATTTGATGATAACAAAATATTTTAGAGAGTTGGCCGTTTATCTTCGCTGTATGACTCCCATTTGTAGGTCTTATACAGGTGAGTTTGCAGACTCAGGAGCAAATCCAGAAGTGCCCACGAAAGTGGGGACATAGAACAGTTGCGGAAAGTGGTCCGCAGTCTACGATGTAGATAGGTAGTGCACTACTTACAAGGGTTCGACTCCCTTCTGTTCTGCGGAGAAATGATAATCTCCCTACATGGCATCCAGTCCATTAAGCTGGAGAACTTATCTGACAGCTTGGAAAGACAGGCACATAGAACAGTGGCGGAAGGATCGGGGTGTCCCCGGTCGTGGTAGACGCAGCTAAACAAGGCGGTGGATAGTGGTCGGGGTAACGTGAGTTATCGGAGGACGCTTCTCGGAAAGCCACCATGCAGGTTCGAGTCCTGCCTGTTCTACAAGTTTAATTAACGCCAGAATAACGGTGATATACTACGCCAAAACCAAAAGAGATAAACTATGGATACGTACATCGACAGACTGCATAAGGAGAAAGATGAGCTACTAAAGAAGATTAAAAAGCTAGAGCAATTAGTAGATGGCGATCAATTATCTAAAATATCTACAGTCCAGATATCTATGATCAATATACAGCATGGCGCCATGGTGACCTATTACAGGTGCTTAGAAGAGAGGATATCCTGGATTAAGATAGCTAATGGCGAGGCGCCAGATAATGCCCAAGTTAGCCCGCAATGAGCTCACAGAAAGCCGTGGAAATTTGTGAGGGTTGTATGTGGGCGAGAAGTGGGGGTAATATACTGAAAGACCCTGGGCGACTGACCGATGCGAACTGCGGATTTGCGAGTGGGTGGGGGTCAAAATGGCCATTCCAAAATCGATAATTGTCACACAAAATTTATGTAGCATAAATGAGCAAGAAACCGAAAACGCTTGAGCCACAGCAACTTATCATTCCGACAACCGAAAAGGGAACTGAGCCATGTGACAATGAACGGGAAATTGGAATCCTATGAGCCAATCGGATGCGGGGGAACGGGGCAGTTCCGTGAGTGTGAGTGTTAAACCACAGCAGCCACCCCTTCCCTCTTTCGTCCTCAATACCTATGCAAACCTCTGTCAATATATATGTTGACCACTGAACCCAATTAGTAAGCATATCCCTTTACCCATGAAGATAGACAAGTACGTTTTCCTCTACGGCAAAGCCAATGATCTCTACTCCCGTAAGTATGGGTCATCCCGTCCCCTCAATCAGTGTGAGACCTTTGTGCTTTATGCCATACGTTATTTGAATACCCCTAGGGTTACCACTATCCTCTCACACGCTGCCTCATGCTTTTATACCGTCTCCTACGTGTATGTGAATCGGTCGCTGAAGTTTCTCTGTGATATTGAATTTATAAAGCGTGAAGGTCTTGTGTATTCTCTTACCTATAAGGGTAGAGACTATCTCTCAGGTGTTAGGAGATATCTGCTCAATAGAAGACTGTAGTTTCCCCCGAACTGCCCCATTTGAAAGTACGTGAAAACCCCTAATCCAGAATACTTGGTTTCATATATTTTGCCCGTCACCAAAACTGACCACATGAACACAATTTTTGAGTCCGCAAAGCAAAACGTAGTAAAAGACCTGAAGAAATTAATCACTGAGATTGAAGCTAAAAATGAGGATGATTTTGTCCGTCTCCTGATGCAGTACAATGGCGAAGAAGATCCTCAGTTTGTTGCCCTTTGTCATATGTTTTACATAGATGATTTGAGGTTGAATAAATATCTCAAAACCCTATCTTAAAGATTTACACAATATCTACTGAAAAACATTTTTACATAAAATCACGAAAACGTTTTCGTTGTTGTTATGACTGGTTTGTAGAGGATTTGTCTACCGTTTTTTGTCGCTGTATTTTAATCCACATTTTGCGGTTAAATATTTTCTCTAGAATTTAGCTCTCGATATTATTGTTTTAGTTATTGCTATTGCAGTTCTTTGAAAATACGGAGTGAAAGCAACATTGTCTAGTTGAACCTTTGTGATAAACGGCTCTGCCCTCAGGCAACCCACACACGAAGAAAAGCACACGATGTAAATCGTTTGAGAGTAGGCACAATCAGTAAACGACATGGCATCCTCTAGGATGTGCGAGTAACCCGCCCTTCGCAACCTACTTTGATCTATCACTTAGGTTTTCAGCGTAGTCGTGAGGCTAAAGGGTGAGAAACTAATGCAACCACGCCCGTCCAGGGGTGAGAGTCTCAAGTCTCTATGAATGCAGAGAGGTTACACACAAATCACACACACAATGAACTTACATGAACTAACCATCAACGCAGTTGAATTGGCATCCGAACTAGCAGACTACGAATTGCAAAAAAAATGGCAGGACTCTATTGTTATTTGGGAGGAATGCGATGGCGGTGCAAAATACACCGAAGAGGCTCAAGATATTTTCAATGAACTGTATGACAAGTATTATTCCCTAATTGAGTCCACAAAGGTTAACTGATGAGCCTTCACTAGGCGAAACCTCCTACGGGAGGTCTTAACCAATAACACACACAATGACAAAGCATCAGTTTTCTATTCTCCTAGATGAGCAGTCACTCACCAAAACTATGGCAGAGTACAACCCTCAAATCCTTGACCTCAACCTTCACAACGATGTAGAGGAGGTTGTAGGGTATGGTTCAGGAGGCGGGTTCTATCACCTCTTCTTGAGGCTTTCCAACGGTCATGTAGTTTCCTTCCATTATGACCATGGAGATGTTGAGTACTCATACAATACATTCTCTAGCGTTGATGACTACATAGACACTGCATTCGGCTTTGAGTATGACCTCCCGAACTATGACCAACGTTTTGCCACATTTGATACAGCCAAAACACTCTTCAACTAGTACGGCATGATAGTCTTCAGCACCTCTGTAGGTTTTATCCTAGCGAACGTCATCTTTTTTGTAACACTCAAACCAAGAAGAAAATGAAATCAATCCTTCGCCTAGTTGCAGCACTCCTAGTCGCTGCCTATGTTGTCGGTCAACTCCAAGACCCCTTTTGTCAGTAACTCTCTAGAATAGATTTTTAAACCTCAAAACCACACACAATGAAAAACAAAATGATTGATGCGATTTTAGACTTATCGGGAGATGAGTTTGAAACTAAAGAGGAAGTTGCCTCTTTAGGTAAAGAAACCCTAGAGCAATTGGTTGATAGGCTGATTGCTATTGCGGAGTACTATAGGGACAACCAATAATACCCCCGAACTGCAATGGTTGTACACGGGTTCGAGTCCCGTGGCAGTTCCTCATCAAAACACACACCATGAAACTGTTAATCAACAAAAAAAGATTTATCGATTGGTATTTTGACCATGAAGTCCAAAAGGAGTTTTTCTACCGACATGGCATCCTTTCAAAACTGAAAGAAAGCGGATCATTTTCAATCTCTATTGAGGACATTCTCCAAGAAGTAGGCTATCTACCCGAAGATGTTGTAGAGGATGGTCAAGAGCTATTACTGAATAATCTTGATGAGGTTGACATGAGAGCATATGATGAGATAAAATTTTCTTAACTAAATAAAAAACACACCATGTATTTAGAAACACAGCAACAAGAGATTGACAACGCAAGGGCAGTTCTAAAAAAGTATGGCTACTATGTAACAAACCTATGGCATATTGATGATGTCAAGTTCAAGCATGAATGCTCCGATGAGGAGGCATATGAGATACTGGAAAATGCCTTAAAAAATGAGGCTACTTATGAGCAAATATGGTTAGGAATTGACTACGCAATCGAAGATAAAATCACCAAATAAAACCACACACATGACCAAGCAAACCTTCAACGAATGCTACGATACCATCGTGGCTACATTCGAGAGAAACAATTACATCGTCCCCCATCACCTCATCTATGGTGACGGCTCACGTTGGGACAACGACCCGAAAGCATTCTACCAACTATACCTCAAGATCGTTGAGATGATGCTCCAAAATGACCTTATTGAACCGATAACACTCAAAATCAAATAACATGGCAACGAAGAAAGCAGCACCCAAGAAAGTACCCGCCCTCCTTTTGCTAGAAGAAAATGGCGACAAGTACACCTTCAAGGTACAAGGCAAAGGCAAGGACTTGGTCACCATGCTTAAGGAATGCATGGAGCAAGACAAAACCCTATCCAATATCGTTAAGGTAGCCCTCCTGATTTCATGAATCAGGCAATTGACCATTATGAGAGGACGGGCATCGTGGTCGGCAGATTCGCCATAGACCATGCTAGAAAACTACACCTCACCTATCACCAAACCGAAATTTTTTACACACTTATGGCAAATGAGCAACTGACTGAACTGATTGACCTCATCCACAACCAAGATTATTCTTGGCGATTTATAGACGAGCAAAGGCGATGGGATGAAGGATACCGAACCGAACAAAAAATTAAAGACCTCCTCCAGGATTTCCTATGGGATGACATTGAACCCTACATCAAGGAAGAATGGAGAAGAGAGGAAGTGAAAAAGCTATACTAATGTGTGTGTTTATACCCCCGAACGTGTCCACGTTGAAGGGGTTTTGCCCGTGTAGTTCAATTGGAAGAATGCTGCTCTCCAAAAGCAGAGATGGGGGTTCGAGTCCCCACATGGGTGCTGACTCATTTTTAAAAATTACCCCGGGTGTTTCTACACCTGGGTTTTTAATTTCTAAAACTTTTTTATGGATTACATAGCAGTACCCGTAGATCTAATCTACAAGACTCCCAACGACATGATGTTGGGGGAAATAGTTCGCCAAATGTATTATGAAACCAAAGCGGGGGACAGCGTTGCTGAACACATGAAACATGAAAGTTCTAACGACACGGAACTACGATCAGTTCAGGCATCTTGATGACAATCGGGAACTGAACCAAACCCACCTAGAGAGGCTCAAGGATTCCATGCAGGATGTCTACCTCTTTAATCCCATCATTGTCAATGAGAACCTAGAGGTCATTGACGGGCAGCACCGCCTTGAGGCTTGTCGCCAACTGAATCTCCCCGTGAGGTACATCAGTGTGGATGGCTACGGCATTCGTGAGGTCCAGGTTATGAATGCCAACTCCAAAAATTGGGGTCCAAAGGACTATCTCCAAAGCTATGTCAAGAATGGCTATCGGGATTACATCATCTACCAAGATTTCCAGGACAAGTATGGCTTCGACCATCAGGTAAATTTAGTCCTCTTGACCAACTCAGATAAAGGGCGAGGCTACAACGAGTTCAATACGGGCAAATTTAAGATTGTTAATCTCCGCAAAGCCGAAAGGGTTGCCAACTACCTCATGCAGATCAAGCCTTACTACAATGGCTACCGCAGAAGGTCGTTTGTGTACGCCATCATGTCCATCATGGACAAGCAGGGCTTCACCCTGGACGAACTATTGGCAAAAATAAAACTACAGCCAAGTTCCCTGGTTGACTGCACAAGTACTGAAAAGTACAAGGAACTCCTCGAAGACATCTACAACTATAGGCGTAGAGAAAAAGTAAACCTAAGATTTTAAACTATGTACGTAACAGTCTACTACAACGATGTGACCCTCGATCCCCCATCAGTAAGGGAGAACTGCCCCTCGGTGAAGCTCCCAATTGAAGATGCAAAAAGGATAGCGGAGAAGATGGTAGCGGATGGCAATTGGGTTAAGTATCTTATCCCCGAACTGGAACCCTTTCAAATTTCAAACGATGGAACAATTATCATTTAACGAGTGGATGCTTTACATCCGCCAAGAATTGAATTACCCTAAAGAAAAATTAGAACAGTATGAGCAAAGTATCCGAGGTCAGGCAAGTGTTTCGAGCAATCAACGATGGTCTAATCAAAATAGAGACCGCACCCACGCCCGAAGCTATGTTGGTTCTACAGTCGCTGAAAACAATTAATGAAGAGATGTGCGACCAAGTTGTGGATCTCCTCAAATCCTATGAACGTCTAAAATTTAAGTACAATGAAACAAGAAGAAGTCTACAAGAGGCTAGTGCAGAAAGCTAAGGAGGTAACAGACCTGGACATCACCTACGCTAGGTCCAGGAGGTTTGAAGTAGTTCTCATCAAGGCATGTATCATCAACATTCTATCTAGGTACTACGGGATGACCACGGTCTTGATCGGTAGCTTTGCAGGTATGCATCACTCCACCGTGATCCATCATCTGCGGAAACATAGCGACCGCTACCGCATGGAAGACGAATACCTGGATTTGTACGATGAACTCACTAAGTTCACCTCTCTGAATGAAAATTCTCCCATCGATGTTGATGGAATCATCGAGAAAATACGTGCATGTATTGCTGTGTAAAAGCGTGACAATGTGTGACAAATTGTTAAAAACTTTTCGGATAACTTTTTTTAGTATATTTGCTACTGATTGATAATGAGCGTCTTACAGAGCATATAAATGTAAATCCCCCATAGAGATGGGGGATTTACTTTTAACCCTTAATGATGTAAACCATTGTCTATCATTAATTTATGAGTAAATATGACAAAAAAGGTGTGCAAAATCGGTGCAGGCTCAGCAATTTATTTTCACAAATAATTGATTACGAGTGCATCATTTATGCTGTCACATTCACAAATTATTTCTAGATTTGTGACAATATTTTAGAGAGTTATATATAGTTCACCACACTTAAATCAACACTATGACAGTTTCTTTCACACAGAGAGGCAGCACAATCCAGGCTAGGATTACACACGGAACAGACATCTCATTGAGACTTTCTACGGGCATAAAAGTCCCAACCTATCTAAAGTTTGTCAAGGGCAGGTTTGTAGGAAAAGATCCGCTTGTAGACAGTCTCAACAATGAGATAGACCGACAGAAGGTCAAGCTAACAGACCTGTTCATGGTTTATCGAGGCAATGTCTCCAAAATCAAATCCCTATACAGTCCAGAAGTCAGGGAGGAAGAACCAGTCAACACGGATTCCTATGATTTGGTGGATATGCTGAAGAGGTATGTTCAGATGGCGGTTCGGGGAGAAATTAAAGCTAAGGGGAACAGAAGCTATTCTGAAAAAACCTTGATGCTTTACGCATCTGCTGTAAAAAGGCTTGCTACATTTAGTGAAATAGCTGGAAGCCTAGATCTCATGGAGATGGCAATCAATCCTAGGGATGAGGCATCTAGAAAGCGGGAGATTACTGATAAATGGAATAAATACTTTAGGGGATTTGATGACTACATGATTGATGAGGGTATGTTCATGAGCACCCGAACTGTCTACCTCCACAACATCGCCATCATGGTCAACTACTGGAAGGAACACCTCTACCTGCAGCTGCCCAAGATCATTAGCTACAAGGCGGATCCGAATCCCGTGGTAGTACTAGAGCCAACTTTTGTCAAGCATTTCCTGACTGAGGAGAAGACCTACAACACCCTAGATGAGAACCTGAGGTATGCCTGGGAGGTGTCTGCCACCATCCTGATCACGACCATGAGGATCAACGATGCCATGAACATGTCCGTGAATGACCTGCACATCACCAAAGATGCCATGTTCCTTTCCAAGATGAACGGGAAAACTAGGGAGTACACCAACGTCCCCATCCCTAAGTTTCTAGAGAAAGTCTATCGGGAGAACCTAACTAGGTATGGAAGGATCTTCACCAAGGAGAATGGCCACTACTCTAACTTATACAGGGATATTAAGACGGTATTCTCCCTCTACCCTGAGATGCAGCAGATTGCCACGGTAAAAAAGTTTGGGATATATGGTGAAGAGACTACTGAGGTGGCGGAGATGTACAAGCACATCCACCCGCACATGCTCAGGAAGACCGCCATCACAACCATGATCTACCACAAGGTCTCCGAGAGGCACATCAAGTTCTGCTCCGGCCATAGTGATAGGAGCATGTCCTTTGAGAGGTATGTGGCGTTCGTGGAAAAGCACTTCAATAGCGAGGTGAAGAACTACTACAAAGATTTCCTAGGAGAATAAACCACCCCCTTTTTTTAGAACTAAACCCTCGGTCAACCAGATCGGGGGTTTCTTAATTATTAAACTATGGCACAACAAACAGCAATGGAATGGTTAGAAGATTTATTACCTACAAGAATAGTAGTTAGTTATAGAAAGGAAATTGAACAAGCCAAAGCAATGGAGAAGCAGCAGATCCTAGATGCCTATAAGCACGACCTCCACCATATGTTTGAGGGAGATGCTGAGCAGTACTACAACCAAAAATTTGTAAACAATGAAAGTAAAAAAGTGTAAAATCTGCGAGGAGATTAAACCTGCTGATCAGTTCGGGAAAGACTACAGAATGACGGACAACTTAGCCATCTACTGTAAGCCATGTCGAGCAGCAAAGACTAGGATGAACAAGATCAGGAAGCGAGATCCTATTTCAATAGTTTGTCAATCATTTTTTTGAGCCGATCCACCTCTTCCTTTAGCCTAGCATTTTCATCTTTAAGTTTACTTGAATCTGGCCCCACTTCACCATCTAGCATAAAGTCATAAGATACGTTCAGTTTCTTCTTGAGTATACGAAGAACGTCAAAGTTTGGTGTGTACAATCCATTCTCTAAAGCACCAACCGATCCAGATGTCATGTTGATCAGTTTAGCCATGTCTTTTTGAGTCAATCTATTATCGATACGAATATCTCTCAATCTTTTAGCGATTTGGTCTTTAGTCTGTGTCTTCTTTATTCTCATGTCTAAGGGTGTGTTTAAATGCAAATATAAGGATTCGGATAACTATGTTGATAACTCTAGACTCTCTAATTTATTGTGTTATACCTTTAAATAGTGATAAAATACAACTTTTCTAAAGATATAATGACAATTGATGGCGAGGACTATCTCCTGTCGCCCTTTAGAAAATGGCTGCTCGCCAATCATGAGCAGTTGTGCAACGGTCACTTTATCAAGTCTATCAGGGTTGGCGATAAGATCAAGTTTACATACGACTGGCAGCATATCTATTTCGTTGCCGAGCAATACGAGTTCACCAAAAATTACATAAATGAAAACCCTACTAGAAAAGCTCCGCCAACCGATCCCCTACCAATGGCGGGTACAGTCCAGGAATAAGGACAAGACCAAAGCAATGTGCAGTGCATATATAGATGCACGAGACGTTATGAAAGTTTTAGATGAGCACTGTACCTGGGAGGTGCAGTACAAAGAGATCGGAGGATTTATCTTCTGCGGTATCGGCATCACCGTTGATGGCCAAACCCATTGGAGATGGGACTGCGGGACCCGTGTAGAGGATAACCCTCAGGATCAGATGTATGACCAGGCAGGAAAGTCTGCAGCCTCAGATGCCTTTAAAAGGGCAGCAGTTATGTGGGGTGTTGGCAGGTTCTTATACGATCTATCCATGGTTACCATGCCCTGCGATCAGTACGGGAATGTGGTGGATAACAATGGCAACAGAGTATGGGATCTGACTAGCCACATCAACAACAGAGGTACAGCTACCGCTAAGATTGTAATCAATGGCTCAGGCAATGTCCTGATTAATACAGGTACAGACAGTTCTATAACTACAGCCAAGCCCCCGAGCACATCCACTTCTGACCTCCCTGCTCTAGACAAGGATAAGTATGATGCCATGGTCAAGTTTATTAATGATGGCAAGATCAAAGAGGTTGAGTCCGCCCTCAAGAAATACAAGCTGAACGACTCACAGAAGAAGCTACTCACATCACTTATCAATCAGGCCAAAGCAGAGGCCGTAACCAAAGCAGCAAAAAAATGAAGCACTTAACGTTGATACCCACGGCCAAGCTAAGCGAGGCCGAATGGCAGAGCCTTCGCCAAACCTTTGTAAACAAGGGCATGGTCGGGGGATCTGACTCAGGAACCCTACTCGGACTCAATCAATACAAGAGTCCCATTAACATGTTCTACCAGTGCCTCGGACTAGGCTCACTCCCATCCATTATGAATGCTGCCATGCTCCATGGTAAGCAGCTAGAGGATTACGTTGCCAAGTGTTGGCAGTACTACGATGGCACAGATGAGGGATGGGTTGAAAATACTTTGAAGGATAACAAGATCAAGCGTTTCAAGAAGCTCAGGTCTATAGTTATCAATCCAAAATATCCCGTGCTGTTTGCTAATGTAGACGGCATTATCACCAAACATCCAAACTACGGGAAGAAGCGGGGAATCCTAGAGATCAAAACGATCTCTGGGTACTCTGCTGACTCTTATGAGGCAGGCATCCCCCCGAACTACCTCATCCAGGTGCAGCACTACATGTTGGTGATGGAGTTAAACTATGCAGAGATCTGTTATCTGAAAGACGGGAGACAGCTAGGCTGTGTAACATTCGAGAAGGACAAGGAACTGCAGGATAGAATCCTACACGAGGCTGTAGAGTTTCAGCAGCGTGTACTCACCGCTAAGCAAGAGACTGAAGGTCTTGATCCTGATCAAGCACTGCAAGTTGCATCGCAATATGAACCTGATGCCGACAATTCCCAGGCATTCAATGCCTTCATATCTGAAAAGCACAAAGCTCGGGAGGAAGAGATCTCCATGCAGGGATCAGATGAGCATGAGCAGTGGGCATACAGCTACACTAAGTTGAATGCAGAGATAAAAGCAATCGAAAGTGACAAGCAGCTCTACCAGAACAAGCTCAAGCAAGTAATGGAGAAGGAAGGCGCTACCACCATGATCCTGCCCAACGGGAAGATAACCTGGCGTAAACAATTCAACGTGAAACTATGATCAAACTTATAGAGATAGAACAAGTAATGAAGCCCCAGTTCGTGTGGGACAGAGAAGGTCAGAAATATATGCAGGTCTATGAGGAGATCGAGGGTAACAAGGAGCTAGCCAGAACCATATTCGTTGGCCTTGCCGACATGTATGGCTTCGATGGTGGCGATGTCATGAACCACTTGGATATGGGCTACGACTCATACCGAAACAAACTGATGCAGTTTAGGGAGTATTACAAAGAAGGTCACAGGAGACTGAATGAGGGTACACTCTACGAATCGGAGGACAATGTCCGAAAGTTCTACATCAAGGTGGGCATGTGTCTGAACGCTATCAGGACTGCCACTAAACGAAACCCTTATCTCAAGATGGAAGAATACATAAGCATATGATCACTGCAATTGACCACAACGTAAGAGTAAAGCTTGGCATTTCATCCGTACACTATATGATTGCTGATGCATGTGCACAGCATAAGTCCGTGTGGCTCCCGACCTCGATTAATTCGTTGGCCGGGGCCCTCGGTCTTTCTACTAGAGCAGTATCAGTGGCCATAGATGAAATGCGCACAGCCAACCCTCCCCTGCTAGAGATAGCAGAGAACGGGAGTGTATACCCCACCAATAATTGGTACATGGCATTCTTCGAGGAGCCTGTCAAGGTCAGCACCAAGGACACAGACCTAGCCAAGGATGTAGTCACCGCCTTCAACGATATAAACGGAACGAAGTACTTGCTCCCGAACAATATGGAGTTGGTGAAGGCCATCCTAAAGGTGTCTCCAAGGCTGACGATAGATCACTTCAAGTCTGTCATCGTACACAAGAAAGAAACCTGGGGCAATGATGAGAAGATGAAGGAGTACAACAGACCAGGTACAATCTTCAGATCAGGTAAGCAGTTCCTGCGCTACCTGGACGATGCTAACATGTATTGGAACACTAAACAAAAGGCTCATGATCCAACAGCTACAATCACTGGGGATTAACGTACGCTATGGGCAGCGTGGTAACATCAAGACCACCTGTCCTAAGTGTAGTCAAGACCGCAAAAAGAAACACGACCCGTGCCTGTCTGTGGATGTTGAGGAAGGGATATGGAACTGCCATAACTGTGGATGGAAGGGAGCTGTGCAGAAGAAGCCGGAGAAGGAATATGTATCCCCGCCAACAGAGCTGAAGACATTGTCACAGCCTGTCCTCGATTGGTTTGCTAGCAGGAAGATCTCCAACCAAACACTCATCAGGTTTGGCGTATCAGAAGGCATCGACTACATGCCACAGGTTAACAAGGAGGTCCGCACTATTCACTTTAACTATTTTAAGAATGGGAAAATTTTCAACATTAAGTACAGGGATTCTAGTAAGAATTTTAAGCTGGTATCTGGCGCTCTGTTGGGTCCTTTCGGTATTGATATCGCTTGTGATAATAGCACCACTGATATTATTATTTGCGAGGGAGAGATTGATGCTATGTCGTTCTATGAAGCGGGTATTAAGATCGCTGTATCAGTCCCTAATGGAGCGAGTAAGGGCTCTCAGAAACTGGAGTGGCTCGATGAATTTATAGATCTGTTTGAAGGCAAAAGAATTTACATAGCAACCGACATGGACGAGGCAGGCATCGCTCTGAGGAACGAGCTTGCAAGACGGCTAGGTCGGGAGAATTGCTATATAATTTCCCTCCCATACAAGGACGCAAATGAGACGTTGATTCATGGTGGACAAGAGAAGCTAGTGGAGTGTTACAACTCTGCTAGCCCTTTCCCCATCGAAGGCGTTGACGATGCATCCTCTGTTAAGGATGACCTGCTCAGACTCTATGAAGAGGGAGAGCCTGTAGGTTTTGATGTGGGTTATGGATATACGATCCACCCTGGACAGGTGACCCTGATCACGGGTATACCTGGGCATGGTAAGTCTACCTTCCTCAAGAACCTGATGTACCGCCTAGCCAAGATGCACGACCAGAGGTTCTTCATCTACTCAGCCGAGGAGGCCAACACTGCCTTTGCCCTTGCAGATCTCTACCAAATAGCTACAGGCAAGAGCTTCTTTAAGACTCCACATGCAGAGCGTATCGCCAAGGAAGAGGTTGAGAGGCTGATCCCGTTCATGAACGAGCACTTCAAGTATTACCGACTCAGTGACAATGACCTAACCATCGATGGTATTCTTATGAAGGCTAAGGAAATGGTAAGGCGCAACGGGATCAATGCTCTGGTGATTGATAACATGAGTACAGTTGAGAAGAGCCTCAGCAACCAGGAGCAGCAGCGTCACCATCAGATTAAGAACATGATGAATGACCTAGCCAAGTTCGCCAGGAACAATGGTATCCATGTATTCATAGTGGCGCACCCCAAGAAGATGACCAAGGTAGGCAATAAGCATGAGGTCCCTGACGGGTACAGTGTGGGTGACTCATCACATTGGTACAACCTGACTGACAATGGACTCAGTGTGTACAGAAACTACGAGACTAGGCAGACTGAGGTGCACAGGTGGAAGATCAGGTTCAGGTACACAGGTGAGATTGGCACGAGCTACTTCCATTTTAATCTGGCCAACAGCAGGTTCGATCCCGCTGAAAAAATAAATGACGGCACAGACCAAACCAAATTCGTAAGGCAACCCTATGGCAAAGAAGACGTACAAAAATTCGCCTCACTTGCAGATCCTTTTTAAGGAGAACTGGAGGAAGTACAACAATGGCGGAGCGTGGTTGGAGTATGTCGAGGACACGGTAGGCGAAGGACTCCTTGAACCTACCAAGTTAGAAGACATCAAGCCTGAGCATCCATACTACATGCAGCAGGTCACCAACCCACAGCACTTTCACCCCACCACATTTCACCCATCAGTTACATGGGACAGCATTAAGGAACTACACAAAACAGGAAGGATATGGCAATCAACCCAAGAAAGAAAGGACACGCCTACGAGCTGACCATCAGAGATTGGTTTAGGGAATTAGGATGGGAGAAGGCAGTCAGTTCAAGATCAGAATCCAAGAACAAGGATGACCAAGGTATTGACCTGTGCTACACGGATCCATTCAATGTCCAGGCTAAGGCAGTAGAAAAGCTCGGGAGTATACATGATGTCCTTGCTAGGATGCCACCTGAAAACTACAACCTAGTCTTCCACAAGCGGAACAGGAAGGGAACCATTGTCGCCATGACTATCGAAGACTTTAAGGAGTTACTAGAGATGCTCATTCAAAATCAAATTATAAAACCATGAAGATAGAAATCAACGCACAACCGATGGAGGTATGGATACTCCTACCAACACTAGCAATCGTATTTGATCCTGGACCACAACAACTGGAGATAGGATTCTACTTTCTTAAATATTCACTAACAATTAAAATCGAAAAACAATGAGCGAGAAGCTGTTTGTCGGCAAGGTCGAAGCCAAAGAGACCAAGTTCGGAACCATGACAAAGATTGGACTTACAAAGGACGATCTGCAGAAGTTGTCTGAACACCTCAGCGAAAAGGGATGGGTGAACCTGACCCTTAAGAACTCACAGAAGGGTACTCAGTACCTAGAGATTGACACATGGAAACCTACTGCTGCTGCACCAAAGTTTGCAGGCCAGGAGGCAGGTGACCTACCATTCTAAACAAGGGGGAGCAAATGCTCCCTCTTTAATTCTTACTTATGAAAGTATCATTTGATTTCGATGGCACTCTTGAGTTCCAAGACGTGCAAGATTACGCCCAGTCTCTGATCAAGAGAGGCATAGAGGTATGGATTGTTACCACTAGGTATGACTCAAACCATGACCACAAATGGCGTGCAAAGTTCCCCAAAGAGGAATGGGCTGCCATATATGACAACCATGATGGCGATCCCAACTTCCATGTGTGGGGCGTAGCTGAAAAGCTTTGCATCCCCAAGCATCACATCCGCTTCACATGTATGGAGTGGAAGTACAACTACCTCAACGGAACCAAGTTCGTGTTCCACCTTGATGATAACACCGAAGAGATGAGACTTGCCAGGGAGCAGGGATGCAATGTCCCCTTCGTGGATGCTCTCTCCGACTATCAACATACTTGCGACAATCTCATTAACCAATACTTAGAAAAGATAATATGATTGTAGGAATATCAGGATATGCTCTGTCAGGTAAGAACACCGTGGCAGAGATCATACAAAAGCTTCAGCCAGAAAAGAAATGGCAAATCAAAGGCTACTCACAGAAACTTAAGGATGTGGCGTCAGTACTCACAGGCATTCCAACAGGAATGTTTGAGAGCCAATCATTCAAGCAGTCCTACCTCCCAGGATGGGACATGGATGTCAGAACCTTTCTTCAAAAGCTAGGCACTGATGCTATTCGTAATGGACTGCACAAGGATGCATGGGTGAATGCGCTCCTAGCTGACTACAGAGTTGGAGACAACTGGCTGATTGTTGACTGCAGGTTCCCTAATGAAGCGGAAAGGATCAAGCTGTACAATGGACTCATCATTCGTATAGAGCGTGGTGCGCCAGTAAATGACCACCCCTCTGAGACATCACTTGATGGATGGGACTTCGACTTCTACATCAAGAACGATAAAGACATTGATCATCTCACCAAAAGCGTGGAGGCGCTGATACAAATTAAACTATGATTGAATTACCCATCTACCACCATGACGATCATTCAAACGAATTGGAGCAGCTCGGGATAAAGACATCACTTGAAAACGCAGAGACCAAAATGATGATGTTCTTTCGGATTGACGCCATCGGATACTACAAGGATGACAGTATCATCTGCTCGCTAATCCACTCCAACGGGATGTCATTCGTCTGTCCCTTCACATATGATGAACTCAAAAAGAAATTAACATGAAGGAAGAACTTAAACAGCTGTACATCTCTCTCTCCCGAGCTGTGGAAGAAGGCGATGACCTGCGCCTAGGAATTGTAATCGGACAGATCTTATCAAGGCTGGAAATTCTTATCAACGAAACTCTCTAAAATAGTTATTTATACATGAAACACGGTAGTTTATTTTCAGGCATCGGTGGCTTTGACCTTGCTGCAGAATGGATGGGATGGGAAAATGTATTCCATTGTGAGTGGAACCCATTCGGACAAAAAGTATTAAAACATTATTGGCCTAAATCAATTTCATATGAGAACATTTGTACAACAGACTTTTCCGTTCACAGAGGAAACATTGACATCCTCACAGGTGGATTCCCTTGTCAGCCCTACTCAACCGCAGGTAAAAGGCTCGGCAAAGAAGACGAAAGACACCTCTTTCCAGAAATGCTTAGAGCAATTAAAGAAATCAAACCCCGATGGATTGTTGGCGAAAATGTTCGTGGACTTGTTAGTTGGAACGGGGGAATGGTTTTCCACGAGGTGTACGATGACTTGGAAAGGGAAGGATATGAAGTCCAATCGTTTCTTATTCCAGCTGCAGGTGTCAACGCTCCCCACAGGAGAGACCGGATCTGGTTTGTTGCTCACGCCAACAACAAGAGAGGAGGTAATGGATCTAGAAAAGTTCAAGGCACGGATGGAGAAGTATCCCAATGGTACAACAATGCCAAATCTTGCGACTCAGATTTTCAATGGGATGCTACCGACTCCAAAAGCAATGGAGGCCCCTTCTGCAAGCTGGGAGAAACGAAATCCAAACAGCAAATACAAACCCGGAGTAACCTTAACGGATTTAATGAATTGGAAAATGCTCCCAACCCCGAGAGCCAACGACATGAACCACTCAACCAAGGTGGAGCAGCCTTCATTCCAGCACCGGAAGGATCGTTTCTACATGGCGGAGGTGGTTATCAATATGACAGACCCTCCTCCTGGGAAATCTTCCCAACTGTCTCCCCAATTTGTTATGGAGATGATGGGCTTTCCGACAGACTGGACGGTATTACCTTTTCTAAATGGAGAAGAGAGTCAATCAAGGCCGGAGGAAATGCGATAGTACCCAATGTTGTTTATCAAATATTTAAAGCAATTTATGAAGTTGACGGAATCGCAAACAGAGTCGTTTGAATTATTGCACGCCAACATATGCAATGCACTTACGTATGCAGAGGATCTGCTCAGTACCAGGCACGTTGCATTCAGAGAAACCATGCCTCCCGTAATCACCAAGCTGAGGTGGCTGAAGACCGCCATAGAATTAAAGATACCTGCCGACAAGAGAGGAATAGCCAAGGCAAAGGATCACCTGTTCTATGACGAACTGCTCAGGTGTGCTACGCATATGGACGACAAGACTAAAAAGAAATTAGAAGACTTTATAAATAAACTCTAATGCCAGACATAACAATGTGCTCGGGTGAAGAATGCCCAGCAAAAGAATCATGCTACAGGTTCACCGCAGAACCTAGCTATAGACAATCCTACTTTCTCAACCCCCCGATCAAAGATGACAAGTGCGACCATTACTGGGGTGAAAATTCTGAAAGCATTTGGAACCAATTAAAAAATATAGTCGATGGAAAAGAATGAACAAAAGAAACTGCTAACAGGAATCATGGAAGCAGATGCTAAGGATGGTTTGTATAATCCTTTAACAGCAGTGGAAACTTTAGCAAAATGGATGATGTATAACGTCACAGAACACAGTGGCGATATGCAGGAGGCAATAGATAAGGCTCTTGAAATTGAAAGCTACCAGTTCAATGATGCATTTTTCAAAGGTGTTAAATCAAAGATTCTCAATAAATCACCTTATAATAAATAAACTATGGCACAACAACCAGCAGTTGAATGGTTATTTGAACAATTAGTTAATTATATTTCTTATGACGATGAAAGGGCATTTAAACAGCATGAGGATTTAATAGACATAGTTAATAAAGCAAAAGCAATAGAAAGGAATCATATTGCCGAAGCTATTATGTATGCTCTCGATGAAGATGGGCATACAGGAGATTGGAAGATTAAATTTATAAACGACTACTATGAAAGGAATTTTAGAGTATGACCTTAACGATTTAGATGATCGCCTTGCCCATGAGCGGGCAGTCAAATCCCTCGACATGGCATTGGTCCTTTGGGAATTGGTGCACAACACCAGGAAAGAGATGTTGGGCAAGATTGAAAGAGCCTTAGAACAAGACAAGAACTTTACACCTTACGATTCACTTGACATTATCTATGACGAACTACAACGACTACTTGACGAGCATGCAGTCATTCCAGACGCCCTTATTGTGTAGGTGTTCTGACTGCCCATTAAAATGTCAGAGGTACACTCCTGAACTTATGTTCCCGTATAACTACATCATCGGCAAGCCATATACAATTTATGACGGCAAATTTGAATGCAAATACAAAGCCCCCGAACTGGGGGCTCCCTCTACTTGATCCGCCATACTCTTAGTGTATCAGGACCTGTACGCCTGACTGTAAACTTTGCAGCTTTGTTGTTTTTCTTTACAAAACTTACACACGCTGCGCTTGCCCTGGATACAGCCTTCCTGATCTCAGACTTTGATACTTTCATTTCAAACGACTCTCCTGATGCCATCTCAGTAAAGGGATACCTAAGGCTTGCGCCTATAGACCTGAACCCTGACAGTGGTATGTCTCTTTGAATGATAAATACATCGCCCGACTCAACACGTACGGACCTTCCGACTGGAAGTTTACTTACTGTTTTTTTAATTGCCATAGCTAATAGTTATGTGTCAAATATCTATTATAGAGAGACACACAAGCAGCCATGGACATTGTTTAGGTTAGCTTTATCTAACCTGTTTCTTATTGTTTTGTAGAATAAGGCAGCATGTTTTTCTAATTTCTGTCATCAGAAAGATTGATCCAAACATAATAGACTTGAATAGGAAGAAGATAGGCGGTAAGTGGAAGCCTGTTATCCTGATGATATTGAGAGATAAGCCCGCCAGATTTAATAAGATCAAGCAGCTTCTTCCAGGTGTCAGCGGTAATATGCTTACCAAAAGTTTAAGGGAATTAGAAAGGGACAGACTGATCAAAAAGATAGATGGCGAGCATGTTGTCTATTGTTTGACTGATGGAGCTGTCAAGATAGTAGATCTTCTGCTGCAGATAAAGCTACTTGTCGAGGATCTTTGAGCCCTCTACATAGCTTTTCCACTCCTCGAGGTCATCAATCCTCTGCTCCTGTTCTTCTAGCCAGTCTTTCTTTCTGACATCCTTGTCTTCTATCTGCTGAATCTTGATTGCGGTATCCCTCTTCAACTCCTCTATCTCCGCCCTCATCAGTCTGAACTCAGACAGGACTCCCCCGGCTACAAACGCTACGGTCAGTACACCAACAATGGCGGACCAGTTCTCAGACAGGAACTTCTTACTTTCCATTCTCTAGAGATTTTACCCTGCGTTCTACCCGCTTGATCCTGACGAGCATACTAGAGTCAGCCTTCATGAAGGTACTGTCTATCGCCCTGATCTCAGGTTGAATCGGTTCGGGGGTACGGCTGTACATGTAGATAGTAAACGCCAACAGGCATATCGCCCCAAGGACTGCAATGATTTTATTTGCCATCGTCACCAGTTATTTTCTTGATTGATGTGGCCATTGCACCAAACAGTACAGATACAAATGCAATGAGAAGCTCCCTGTTAGACTGTGGCATTTCCTTTTCCATGAGCATGAAGAAGATGACTATAGCTATAGCCATGACTAGCAGCGATCCGATAAAGCTTGTGATGTTATTCATATGGAGTGTATGTTGTTTTACCATTCACTCTCTTCGCCTTAAGAATTTGTTTGCGTTGTTTGCCGGAAGACTCGTATGATACATGCACCCAGTCAGGGTTGCTGTCACTCCCGAACTCCCAGATTAGTTGGTCGAATGCTAAGTTGTTCTTGATGTAGTTGAATACGTCAGCGTTGCTCACTCCGTTTGGAGATCCGTCCATGTCGATGTCGATGGCTTCTCCCGAACAGTGCTGGCTTGTGGCGGAACCACCGATTGCTGCGTTTAATTCTTTGCTCCTGTATCCTGATGAGATGTGTATTGGGCATCTGAAGTGATTACGGATTGGTTCAAATACTTTCTCCGCCAACAGTTTGAAGTTGACGATATGCTCGGGGGTAGGCATATTACTAATGCCTTTCCTCTTTGCAGACTCACTGCGTACTACTTCCGATAAGTCTAAGTGTTCTGATAGTTTCATTTCCCCTGTCCTTTATATTTAGAAATTTTCTTATCCTTCGGTCCCCTTCTCTTCTGGGCTTTACCCTTTCTTCTTTTACCGAAGCTGATCTTAATTGACTCTTGGTTCTTCGCCATTTATTTTCCCTTTAAAAATTTTAGTAATCTTTTCTCCTGCTGAAATCACAAATGATCCAAGCACGATTGTCTCAAATGAAGTGTAGATCCTCTCATTGATGGCGAGGTCTTTACCGAATGCACCTGTGGCTACGTCTACTATAGAATAGATAAGCATAACCAGGAATGATGCAATGCCGATGACAGTCTTTTCATTGATGCTGTTCTCATCGCTGAACAGGGACTTTAGGAATTGTTTCATAGATTGTTGATTGTTCTTTCTAGCAGTCTTGGGTTTTTAGATTTAGGTATTAGAGATTTGATAAGGTCCTCCTTCTTAGCCCCCGACCTGATGCCTTTGATAATATCCTGCATCAGACCTTGGTCTTCTCCAAATACGTTCACACTCTTGTTATCTACTAGAAATTTGGTAGCCTCGTCATAACGCTTCTTCTCTTCTGAGGTTTCAAAGGCTTTCTTACCCTCTACCTTCTTTGAGTATTCAGGGTTCTTAGCAAGTGCAGCTGCTGCTGTTTCGGGGCTTATTCTATAATAATCCGTTTGACTGTATGCGCCTACGTTAGGCGTGTTGCCCTGGTATTGTCTGATGGATCTACCAGCGCCATCCTCTTCTTCTACCAAATGGGTTACGTATGTATTGTAAAGTTCATAATTGTTGAAAGTCTCAATACTGTCTCCCTTATCCGCCAATACCATCTCCATATGCTTGGGCTTCCCATCAGTGTAATACTGAGCAAAGTCACCAGGCTTTGGCTTCTCCCCCTTGGGTAGCTTTTGGAACCCAGCCTTCTCATAAGCTTCTGCAAAGAATGGATTGTACTGCGGTATCATTCTTCCCTTCTCATCAATGTCTACCCCCTCCTTGTACTTGGGATCGCTGAACGCTTTTGAGAAGTCTACTCCTTGGTTAGCAGCTAGTGTACATATACCTTTGATACAAACCATCTCATTCTTGGGATCTCCCGTAAGACCTATACCCTGCTTATTCTTTATCCTCTCCTCAGCTTCCTTCATCATGCCCGCCTTAAAATATGAAACAGGATCTAGGTCTTCATTTGGATCGTATCCAAATTTAGAGGGAGCTTCTTTGTAGATCCTCTCTACATCTGACTGGTTCTGCATGTAAGTCTTCAGGAACCCTGCCTTCTGTGCAGCTTCACTTGTCAATCTCTCGTCCTCCTTCTTTGCAGTCTCTAACCTCTTGGTCTCAGTAGATATACGCTTGTCGTATACAGCAGGATCAAACTCTTTGAACATCTTGTATGTCCCCTTGCCTTCATAGATCTGCCCTGGGAAGAAAGCTTTAGTATCCTCTGCATCCATGTTGCCCCACTTCTTATTCCATTCATCAAATGACAAGCTCTTAGCATCGATTGTCATCTGCTTCTGTTTATTCAGGACACTTACTTTGTCCTTTGGTTCTTCTGAGAATAGTGTATTAAACATTAAAGTATAGTTTTGCTTCTGCTTCTCTTCTTTTTACCAACCCCCCGAGCTGCTTCCCTCCTGCCTTGGTCCACTTCTTGAACTCGTCTTCTATGGTTGGGTCGTTTGGATTTGCGTTTACTTTCTTAAGTAAGGTTGAGTTCATTAGGTTAGCTATGCCACAGTTGTAGGCAAAGCTTACCAGTGCCGACAGCTGATTGTCATTGATCTCTGTCTTGACTAAACTCTTAACCTTGTTAGTGAACTTGGATATAATGAAGTCGAATAACTTGTGAGCCCTTTCCAGAGTAATGGTATCTCCAGGCTTAACGGGGCGCCCATCTTCGTAGAAGGTTACGCCAAATCCGATGGTGTCCTTTCCGGCTGAGCACTTATAACTCTTCAGCCTGAGGCCTTCATAGGATTTAATCAGTTCTTTTCCTGCTTCATTTATCATCTTCAATCTTAGGGTATTCGGTTCCTTTCTCTATAGCTTTTATAAAATCATTCGGTACATTACGGTCCTTCATAGTGTTCTTCAGGATCTTCTTTGCCTGTGCAGCTGGCATTGTTCTAGTCATAAGAATCATTGCAGCATCGTAGTCTTTCTTAAGCTCGTTGAAATACTTTTCAACCTTCTCGTTTGCATCCGCCAATTCCTCAGCCTGCTTCTCAGGATCGCCATCGGTCTTAGCTTTCTCGATGTAGTAGTCTCCCATGATGTCACGCTTAGCGCTGACAAACTCCTTACCCTTGAAACTGAATCCTACAGGCACATCCATCTTCTTGATACGCTGACCAGAGAAGAATGCTAAGAGCTCAAGACCTGCATCATACTGTTGACCGTACCTATCAACATCCCCCATCATTCCCTTGCCTATTCTTCTCAAGCTTGCCACCAATCCAGGCTCAAGAGCTTCGTATACAGGTCCTGCATACTTACCCATCACCTGATCAAGATCATCGCTTTCTTTTAGCTTCTTAGTTCCTTTGACTAGGGCAGAAAGGAAAATTTCTGGAGATACAAACGGAGCAGCTACTTCACCTACAGCACTCTTAATCCTGTCAGACATTTCATTGTCATCATTGGTCAGAGCAACTACAGGCTTCTTAAAGTATGAGAATGGATCAGAGAATCCGAGATCTATGTACTTAGGCAAACCATTGTCATCACGTCCCAACCAAATCACCGGACTATTCTTGCTCCATTCTGGGAAGTATCTTCTGATTGCCTGCTCCTCATCATCCCCTACACCAACCAACATGGAACTCAAGCCTGCTAATGCACTACCAAAACTCATCGCACTAATCACCCCAGCAAGACGCTTGATTCCAACATCCCTCATGTCAGGGTCCCTGATTTCCTCGATAGCTATCTTAACTGAGTTCTTAGTTGTCCTTATAAGTTCTGCAGAGAATGCAGGGAAGGATGAGATCGGGATGAACTTAGCCAATTGGCGTACCACCTCAGGTAGTTCAGAGTAGGTTGGGTAGACAGCCCTTGCTTTTCGTGAAGCCTCTGCATTGAGCTGCTCCTCAGTCATGCTAGGCTTTCTCTTTTTTAGCCTTGCCTTTTCATTCTCATATGTCCACACACGGAAAATGTCATCCTGAGCTGAATAGAATCCCTTCACACCACTTACCATCTTGCCAAGCTTACTATCTGACTTCAACCATTCTATTGGGTCATCGTGCTTCTGTGCTGCTTTGATGATGGCTTGGAACTCACCAGACTGTACGCCATCTCCAAGGATACCCTGCTCAATGTACTCACGCATCTTTGCCTGGAAGGCAGGATCCTCCTTGCTCTTGTTGGCAAAATATCCGATGGCACTCTTCCATCCATCTGTGTAACCGTTCCCGAACAGGTGGCCATCCTTCATCATAATGATGTGACCACCAATTACGTTACGTACCCACGATGCTGGGGACAAGGCTGTCTTACCAACCTTAACTATACCGTTTATACCTGCCAATATCCTGAGTAATCGAAGGTTAATATCATCACCATCTAGGCTAGCCTCCACCTTCTTGAATGCTTCAGCAATTTCAGGGGTGGTATACAGACCTGACAAAGGCTGCAGGAAGTTTGAGTCCTCACCCGCTACAGGTACGTAGTTATCGCCAGTAGGACGGTCAAAGAACAGCGTACCCTTGTTAGCGTCAGCAATAGCCTTGAGAGTTTGGTGGGTATGGATCAGGCTAGACATCTTGGCGAATGACTTAGCAAAGTTTACCATTGGGTCTTTGTACTCACCCATCAGGTCCCTGATCTCTTGGGGTATTTCCTTTCTTCCTTTCAGGATGTCCACCTTAGTCTTACCGAGGTTAGCACTAGACAGACCCTGCATAACAGGCTGCATGTTGGTGGCTATATAATTAATCAAGCCTTCGACCTCCTGGTCTGTAAGCTCTCTCTCTTCAAGCTCATTGCCATTCTCATCAAACTGCCTTACGAAATTGTTTTCCTTCAGGTACTTGATCGCACGATTGCGTACCTCTTCGGGTATCTTCTTCACCCACTCAGGGTCGTCATACTTTCTGTATGTCCTAGTCAGGTAAGCCCCGAACCCCTTCTCTCCGTCAAACACAGGCTCAAACATATCGTCAAGTATATCGAGGTCTATAAGTTTTATAGACATACCATCGATATTTGCACGCATTTGCTCTATAATAGAGAGCACCCTATCAGGAATCTTAGCTGCCTCTGCAGCCTTCTCCTTCAGGGTCAGACCCTCAAAGTTCCTGAGCGCATTGTCAAGAAGGGTCATGGTTGCATCGTCTAGCTTCTTGTACTCCTTACCGTAGGCTTCCTTTACTGCATCACCGAGTCTCTTAGACAATACGTTCATCTCATTGAGATCCGCATCAATCAGTCTCTGCTTCTTCTTCAGTCTCTCCCGAACATCCTCAGGCAGGTATCCATATCCCATCCTAGTAACTAGGTCAGATATCTTATCTACTATACCTCCTGTAGATTGCTTGACAAAGTCTCCAACCTTAGAGAACTGTGGTGCATCAAGCTTGCTTACATCAAATATCCAATAGTGGGTATCGCCATCGACAGTATACTTAACTCCATCAAACCCCTTTTCGATAAGAGCCTGCTTGGTAGCGTCATTGTTCTTGCCACCTGCTTCATTGAAGTCTTTTCTGTTTCCAAGATTGAACTGAGTCAGATCAATTGTTCTTGGTATAGAATACTTAGGCTTGCTTCTCCCAGGTACATAACCTTTGGCAGATGTAAACCAGGCAGAACCTTCAGTAAGGTCTCCCTCCTTATCTGTGTTGTGGTAGATTTCTTTCTTGGAGAACTGTGGTATACCACCTTGGACAGCAGCCTTAAGTTCTGGGGTGATGTCAATGGCGGGTTGGACCGACCTAAGACTTGGTATGTCCTCTGTTGAAATGTTTACAAACTCGTTCAAGGCCTCTTGTCCCCTCATCTCCTGGCGTAGAGCATCTTCATCTTTACCAACCTCAATCTGCGATTTTACAATCTGACCTTCCTTGCCAGTCAACTCCTTAACCAAGGCCTTAGCTACGTTAGCAACAATACCTGGATTCTGAACGTCACCATAGAAGGCTTTCATTCCTTTACCGCCAACCTTAAGGTCTTGTCCTTTCAAGGACCTTACACCTTCAATATCTGCAAATGGAACTTTAGATCCTTCAGACTTTAGTATCTTATCTGCAATATCCTTACCGAGATCCGCCTCGATGGTCTTAATGTCAACGTCTTCCTTAGAAGCTACCTCCGTATTTCTTTTGACAGCAGAATAGCTATATGTTCCATCACCGTTATCGTTATACTGAATCTCATCAACCTGCTTGCTAAGGTCATACCTTTCATTCTGCTGATCACCTGTAGTCCAAGCTATTCTATCTGCACCCTGCTTGACAGCCTCCTTCAATGCAACCTTTAATCCAAGCTTTACCCAAGCGTTGGTGTTGGTTACGTATGGAGCGGCAGATACTCCTATCTTCTGATTCTTTAATATTTCTTCTAATTTAGATTCAATTCCATACTCACCACTTGTGTCAACATTATATTTATCTATAAGTCCATCTAAAACACTATCCTCAGAACGCTCACCGTTTAACCAATCTTCAAGAGTCTTATCAACAAATGGTTTAGCAAACCCTTCTCTCTTACCCTTCTGACCCCAGTCTGACTGCACCTCCTCAAGGAACAATACCTTCTTACCATCGGAATCTGTACGGGTGTTCATCCTAAGGTGAGTAATGATGTTGGGATCTGAGAAGTGAGATGAAACAAACGTAACAAACTTATTAGTAACACTATTTATGTACTGACTTTTCTCCTCTAGAATTTTATTATACTCATCAGTATTGTTATTTTTTCCTGCAGCCTCTGTTAAAGACATCCATTTGTTATAGTCTGCTTCGTTAACTTGTGGAGATAAGAATTGTTCCCAACCCATACCCCACTTTGATTGCATATCTCTTTCAAAGTCATCAAGCCTCTGAGATTCGTCAGAAGACGCTTTCTGCAGTCTAGTGTTAAACTCTTCAATCTTTTTTTGGTCAACATCTCTGTTAGGCAAAGTAATCAACACCTCCTTATAGTTCTCTCCACCTGGAAGTTGGTAGCTTGAGAATTTAGTACGGCTTTCGCTAGACGCTTTCTTAAGTTCCTGCTCTTCCTTCTCAAGATTATAATACTCATCACTATCAATGAGGTATTTTCTATACGCCCTTTGATCAAACACTCCTGTCTGATAAGCTATCTTGTTAGCCTCTTCCTCAATCTCGTTCTTCCTATCAATTATTTCTCCGAGTCTTGTTGTGTCGTCACTCTTCTCTACCTCTCTGATCTCAATCCTATTATCCTTCATGAACTTGAGGACATCTTCCTTAGATACCTGCTGATCAGGCTTCATGCCCCCGAGCCAGTCTGCCAAGCCTGAGAACACAGCCTCATCAGACTTCATACCCACAATCTCCTTCCACTTAGTGGCGGAGGCTTTAGGCTGCTTGAACTCGTTCACCCTCTTTACTATTGGAGAGTAGAAACCATTAAGGATCTCTTCAGTTTCAATCTTTGAAAACGCAGGAGCTCCCTGCGGTACTGCCTCTTGTGGAACTGTACCCGCATCAGCATCCTTCTTCATCCTGCCTACGTTATAGAACGCCTGCTTCTTTGGAAGATCTTTGAACTGCTCATACAAGCTTGTAGCTGCAATGTAGTTGTCAAGAACACCTACGTTCTCACCCCTCAAAACAAACGGGTAAGACTCATGGTTCATAGACTCAGGCAGCAGCTCAATGCTGATACCGTTCTTCACCATCTCAGGAGTAGGCTTACTCTTGTACTGCTCGTATATCTCAGGGATGGTTGTATATATTACAGGATCAGTGTATGGCTTAACCATCTTGACCACATCCCCTGTCTCAGCATTATTCAGTTGGCTTTGGTTATTACCCTCAGCAATCTCAGCTATGGTTGGGATACCATACTTGTAGTGGAGGATGTTATGAGAGTCACGGGTATTCTTAGTAACCTTAGTAGGCTTCTCCTGCAGCATGTATTGGAATAGAGTATTCCTTGTACCAAATGAGTCACCATCGCCAATCAATACCTTATCCCTAAACTCATCGATACTGTTTACTTCACCTGCCTTCTCCAACACCTTAGTCATCAGCACAGCCTCAGGTGTCATCTCGCCCGTCTTCAGGTTACGCTTACCTGCAAGTTCATTTACAGAATCAAGCAACACCTTCAGCAACTCCTGCTCACCTTCCTTGTTACCCTTTACTGACTCTTGGAATATTCCCATCACATCACCCTCACCGAACAAAGCCTTCAGTGTAGACTTGTTACCGAGGTGGGCAGTCTGTACATTCTGTGCAGCAATAGCCTGTACCGCATCAGGGTACATGAGCTGCCTCTGCAATGTTTGGATAGCCTGGTTCACACTTGTGAACGCAAGCACCGCCTTGTTCTTAATAGCTTCAGGCATGTATGAGTAGAAGAACCCACCCTTACCGTCAACGTCAGGAGTGTATCCTGTAAGCCTGTTCTTTATCTGAAGCTTACCTACTCTTGTATTGTCATAGAACAATGTTCTAGATATCTTAGTACCCGCCAAATCCTTTGCACTTACAATGGCGGTCTTCACAGCTCTCAGCGTTTCATCAGCAACATCCTTGGTAAACTGTATCCCCCGACCTGACTCAGGCATGTCGGAGATGTCGATGTTGGTATCTACACCATCGCTAGTCTGAGAGGTCTCAGCCTTCTGTATGTATGTCTCAAGATCCTTAACCTCGATGCTCTCTCCAGTCTCAAACTTACGACCTACCATATCCAACAGACTCATCAGTTCAGTTGCCCCTTCAGTATTCAGGGATGAGGTTGCATTCCTTACCTTGGTTGCGACATCCTTGAATCCAAGTGTATCCAAAACATTGGCGACAAATGTCTTGACCTTGTCGAAGTTTGTCTGATCAACCTTGAACTGACCCGTCTTCAACCTAGCAAAGAAGTCTGTGATGGCTTCCTTCTTCTGAGTGTTGTCGCCTTCGTACAACCTCTGGTTCCTAGCAATAAGATCCGATGCAGCACCTTGACCACCTGTGATAGACTGAAGCTGATTGAACAACTCGTTAACCTTCTCAGGTGCTTTCTGCGCCACATAGTCAAGTACAATATGGAACGGCTCGTGTTTACCTGTATCCCTAGCTACCTTGTCCATGTTGAAATGCATGGAGCCATCGTTAGCCAAATAGAATCCCCTTGATCCGCTAGCCTCCTGCCTGCTACCACCCGCCATCATTACAGCTTTCTCGTAGGATTCAGGAGTGTCATGGATGTGGACAGATACAGGCTTGTCTGTAGACTCAATCGCAAGATTGGCTACAGCTTTGGTGGCGGACTTGATATCAGTAACCACCTGGGTCTGCACCTCATCGAGGTTCTCGGCAGGCAGGGTATCGATTGTGTCAACAGTGTATACCCTTACTCCCCCTTGGCTGCCGATATTGCTATTGCCAATATTTGTTTGCGACTGCGTGGCTTGGCTAGCTTCTTGTTGTCCTTGTCCAACTGCCTGAGGTTGTTGGAGATCGCCTTCTGCAGGCATTCCTTGCATGGGCCTTTGGCTTTCATAAGTGGCATCTTCTGTACCGTTTAATATGTTACTACTACTTTGATCCGCCTCTTTAACTACTTGCTCCACCTCTTGCTTCTGCTGCTCAGGTAGACCTTCAATATCTTTTGCCTTGAGTTTAGTGTACTCGTTCCAGGCAAACTGTGCCTTCTGATTATCTGTAAGTGGCTTGCCGTTAGCATCGTACATACTCATCTTGCCAACCACTTCCTTCATTAACTTAACTGACTCAATCCTCTGCTTCGCTTCCTCTGCTGTGATACCACCATCCGCCAACTGCTGATTGATGGCATTGATCACCTGGTCTGCTTTGTATCCAGCTTGGTACATCATGAGCTTGTTACCCATGTTTGCGGACCTGTATTTCATGGGTAGACCGATCAGTGACATTGGCGCAAAACCAATTGTACCTGCGAGCATGGCCACGTCAAGTCCTTCTGTGATATCCTTATCCTTACCGAACAGATACTTGTCTGCAATATTACCCCCGACCTGAGCCAACCCCTCTTCAAGTACGCCTTCTTTAGCCACAGATTCTACGGCATTAACAAACTCTCTTCCAAGGTTTCCAGGCATCTTGCCGGAACGGAGTGCAGCCCATTCTGCCTGACTCATATCTCCCGCCAACCTAGTAAACTGAGGAGACAGCTTCTTTACAAACTCAATATTATCAAATGGTAATTCACTTACGCCCTCAATAAAGGATTTGGTTACAGCCTGCTCAAATGGATTTGAGTCACCACGTTGTACAGCTGCGTCATACTCTCTTGAGAATGTCTGTGCTGCTGTTGTACCAAATAGCGTAGTCAACCTCCTCAACTTAGAAACATTACCAAATCCCCCAGTCAGATAAGACTGGACCATCTGTCCAATGAACTGTGAAGAAACGCTTGATATAGTATTGAGTATCGAATCGGCAGTTATATTGTACTTACCGTACTTAGGATTAGCAACATACTGTATTTTCTTTCCATCAAAAGCTTTACTTACAATGTCATAGTTTGCCTGGTACCTATCTTCCTCAGACATGTTGCTATTCTTGATAGCATTAAGCTGCTCCTGTACCTCCTTTGGAACTACAGGTATAACACTACGTTCATCCTTCAGCATCTGGTCACCAGTCTCGTAGCTGAATATCACGTCTTCAACTCTTCTCCTGTAGGCATCACCCATCTCGGTCTCACGCAGCTTATCGCCATCCCATATAGTCAGGTTGTTCCATACCTTGCGCACACCATCAACAGCTTCACCACCTATAGACTGAGCCAATCTAAATGCTGTCTTCTCACCTAGTCCTACATTATCACCTGCAAGATCCTTTACCAATCCCTCAAGCTCTTGTTGCTTGTACTCAGGGTAGCGATCACCAAGTGTATTCCTTTGCTTGGCTAAGTACTCAGCCCAAGCGCCAAGATTATTGTAGTCACCCAACTGTTGGTATGACTCCTGGATTTTATTTACAATCTTGTTGTACTCCCGAACTGATTCGTTTTGTTCTGTAGCAGTTTGGTTGTATGTATCAAAATCGCCTTTGTATTTATTTACGATGGCATTCAACTTTCCCGCCATCTTGTTGTACTCCCTCAATTCATATGAAGATGCAGTCTTTGACTCTACCTTTTCCTTGAGACCATCAAATGTAAACGGACTAGTAAACACCTCTCCATCCCTTCCCATCAGTGCATCATTGTATTCTTTCTGAAACCCAGAAAGCTTGACCTTCATTTCATCGGTAAGCTTTGAGTCGTTGCCAATCTGCTTGCCTAGCTCATCAAGCCTAGGTTTATTCTGACTGTAGTATTCGTTAGCTTGCTTTACTACGCTAGTATTCTTATCAAGGAGATAATCAATCTCATTGCCAAGGATGCTGTACCCGTATCTTTCAAGCTCTGCCTTCTTTATGTTCTGCTCACTGAGGGCATCAGGGGCCTCCACCTTTTGAGTTATTTGTTTCTTAAACTCTTTACCGTTATCGTCAAATAATTCTTTGAAGTCAAGGGCAATACCCTGTACAGGATTTAGGCCCAAAGACTCCCAACGCTTTTGTGCTGCTGGATCACGAAGCATACTTTTAGCAAGACCGTACTCTGAATCAACCCTAAGGTTCTTCAGCATATCATCTATATCACCTGACCCATTGTACTTCCTGATTATATCAACCGCTGCCTTGGTTGCATTATATGCAGTCTCATAATTACTTTTCTCATCACCACGAATGCCATTATACACCCACGATAATTCTTCCTTTGCCTTTTGCTTCCCTTCGGGATCAGCAATATTATCTATAGCCCTAGCAATAGGAGCTTGCCATTTGATGGCAGCCTTCTTTCTAGCAAGGTCTACAGGATTCTCTATATTCAATACGTCCCTAACAAGGAAGTCTGGAGTATTGTCAGGAAGATCTCCTATCTTACCCTCTGCATAATCTGGATCAAGGCCCAGGCTAGAGATCTGAGCGTTGATATCATCCAACTCAAACTTAGCATTCATCTCATCGTCAGTTCCAATGTAACTGAAGGCAGGGGATGCCATGGTTATAGGCTGGTAGTTTCTGCTTGCATCTAGTTTGCCCTTGGCAGACTTACGCCTTAAGATTAAATCCAGTATAGGGTCCGGCATGAATTACTTGTTTGAGTCGATTAAGGTTTTTATGAACTCCTCTTTGTTAGCAAACGTTACCTTACTGCCATCCTTTAATGTTACTTCAACAGGACTGTCAGTAAACCAACCTGTATTCTTTCTAGTGATTGATTTTATCACAACTTCCTTACCATTCAAACTCACTCGAGCATTATTAACATTCTTGGTCTCACCGTCTTTCAATGCTCTAATCTGAGATGCAGCACCAACAAGAGCCTTACCCTCTTCCCTCTCACTCTGAAGCGAAAGGTTATCTGCAACAGTAGCTTTATCTGCATCACTCATAGGGACAACAGTCTTTGTTGCGTTTGGATACAGCTTGCCAAATGTCTTAATGTCAGACCCGTTTGCACTTGATATCTTGGCGCCATAGTCAACGGCCTCTTTACCAGAAAGCTTTATTACATTATCAGTAATCTCTCCATCCTCAAGCTCTGCTACGTAGATAACACCAGGCTCCTCGGGTCTAGACAACACCGTTGCTCTCTTACCATTGTCTTTTATGATTTGACCCTGGGCTCTGTCACCAGTCTTCTTCCCAGAAAGAGTCTTACCATCAAATTGGAAAGACACCTCATCAGACACCCTCATTACGTCAGCATCCTGATTAACTATCTGTGCCCATGATGTAGGGAATCTAGCCTCGGGCCTCAGATTGCCAGTTCGTGTGTATAGATCATTGTTGTATACATTCGTCACATTAGGCTTAGCAGCATCAATAGTAACACTAGGGTTCCCGAACCTACCAAATGTTGGTTGCAATGTTTTTGTCAAAGCAAGCCTGCTGAAGATCATCCTGTTGCCATTGTCGAAAGGATTGATGGCGCCAGGAAACTGAGCAGCAACCTTATCAAAATTATCAGCCGTTATCTGCTGTGGATTAATACCTAGGTTTCTGTTGTGATCATCAATATAATCCCTACCCATTGCGTCAACTTCTTTGACGATAGTTGGGTTTGGATTATTGGCGAAGTAGTCATACGCCTTCTTAGACAATATCTGAACTTGTTGTCCGCCTATATCTTCCGGCTCTGTGTCAAGTACGTTTATCTTAACAGGAATGCCATTTTGATTTTGCTCCTGAGTTCTAGTCCATGGGTAAGACTTCTCGGTATATGAAACCTTAACAGTCTTCTTGCCTGTCAGGTCTTTTGTGTCAGAGAATGTCAGCTCTCCTGGCTTATAGTCACCAACAAGCTTTGTCAATGCCTGGCTACTTTTCTCACGGTTCAAATACTTCTGTGGGTTACCATCCACCTCTTTCGCTAAAAACTGAAGAGGATCCCCAAGCTTTGTTGGGTCCTTAGGCACACGAACCATCTGCTGCTGACCATTGGGGGTCTGTACTACCTTCTCATCAAATATGCTGTTGGATATTGCTGTCTTGAGATTAAATTCATCAAACCCTTTTTCTTTCAGATCCGCTATAAACTTTTCACTATTACCAAGATATTGCTGATATGCTGTAGCGTCATTCTTTGCCTTGACGAGAGTATCCATGGCAAGCATAGCAATGTCCCCGCTTCTTACGTTCTGCCTATCTTTGTATAGCTTAGTAAGCTTATCCATACCCTGTGATAGGATTTGGCGCTGTACCTCTGCTGGAACATTCTGTGCACTAGATATATCAAACAATTGTTTCTGAGCACCCCCGAACGCTTCCTGCCTTATCTGCTCATTCTTCTGAACAAGCTGTGACAATTGCTGTTGTTGCAGACGAGCCTCTTCAGCAGCCTTCATAAGAAGGGCTCCCGTATTATCTTGTGTCTGTATAGGCCTAGGTAATTCAAACATCTTATATAGGTTTACCAGAAGTAGGGATTATCCGTACATCTTCTGCATCATGGACAGATATTGGTTGTTGTAATCTTTTTGTTGCTTCTGCTGGCCCAAGCCAATAAGAGTACCCGCCATAGAGCTTAATCCCCCAGATATAGATTGGCGTCCTGCATTTGCTAGAGCATTCTTCTGAGACATATCCATCTGATACTTCATGTTCTTTTCCTGCAGTGCCTTGTCTCTTTCAGAGATCATCACACCCTGAGCATTCATGAGGTTTGCGTCTCTCTGCTGTTGCATCTGATTCTCTAAGCCAAACAGCTGATTGGTTTGGTCAGATGCCTGTGCTTGGGATGCTAGCATAGCCTGCATGGCCATGGTTGGATCTACTGCTCCTCTAGCAATATTTGCTTGAGTGCCTGCAAGGCCTGCCTGTATTTGTCTCTCCCGAGCTGCAGCACCAGTCATCCTTGCGTTGAGCTGAGTCTGTGCACGACCAAGCATATCCTTGGCATATTGACTCTCCATTCCGTTGAGCCTACTATCATTGAATCCAAAGTAGTCAGGTTTAATTCCCTTAGCCTCCTTCATCATCTTCCGACCCTGGACAAGGTTGAATATGCCTCCGGCTAAAGACATAAGGGCTCCTGCCCCTGGGGCTAAGCCAATTGCTTTACTTGCCAATTTTGCTAATCCTCCTGCCATAATAAAGTATTTACAAAGTTATCTCTAAATTAGTGAGTTATCCTTCATTTTCAGGGATGGTATTGTGCCCCCTGCTTATATTGAATCCAATGTTGAAAAGTTTTAAATCCTTAGGATTAGTAGGCAGTGAATAGTTCACCTGGAACTTACCTATCTCTCCACGGATCCTGTCCCCCTTCCTAAGCTTTTGCTCTGCATCTCCTGATACATTAGGGCTAAGTCTGTCTCTCCACAGTGGCGCATAATTAACGCCCTCCTTTACTTCAAATTCATTAAGCCTTATATCACTGCTCTGCACATTCGGCACCTCAGTCCTTGTATGAACCAGGTCTGGCTTAGAACCCTCAACAGAAACTGTCAGGTAGGACTTGGTTATGTTTCCTGCCTCATTGTGATTGAACGCCACTACTGAATCGTAGGTCTGTCCATAGAATGTATTGCGTGTGGTACTGTCATGGATGTATGGCTTGCCGTCACGAAAGGTTACTAACCTATTACCTACTAGGGTCATCCACTCAGGCCTGAAGCTGTACTGACTTGTCCACTTATCTACACCTGGCTGAAACGCCCATACGCCCCCCTGTCCGTCATATGCATCGTAGTACCCCCGAACCACTTCGGTAATGGTCACCTGCCCAGACAGAGTATTCTGAGAGATCAGTAATACCTGGTTGACACTAGACACTGCAATGAAAGTACTAGTCACGATCTCACCATTGTAACGAACCGTTACTCCTGACGGGGCGGTCACCAGGTACTCCCTGCCTTCAATGACTGATATGTTTACTGTTGCTACCATGCTTGTGCTTCTTCTAGGGTTTGGAATACAGGGCTCACTGAACTGTCGTCTCCATTAAGTATGGCTACCATGAATCTCTCCCCCGAGCTGAAAATATTTCTACTGCCATCCCTCTCGGCTACTACTACCTTACCAAGGTTGTAGTATATCAAACCCATAGCCTGCTTCTCTGTTATCATACGCTTGGAGTTGTGGTGTCGTTAGAGTTAAATGATCCTGTATTAGTAGTCAGGTTGTATGTCAGTGTGGCCACCCTCTCACCCGAGCTTTGAGCCTTATTGGTTGTTGGTGCTAGGGAGATCTGCTTACCTACAGAACTGATGTTAAAGGTTGCTGTTGCAGTGGGGTTTGTGTAGCTGTATGCAGGGCTTCCACCTGGTCCCTGCTCAATTGGCGTTCCACCCTTCCAAAGGGTTGCTGCCACATTCACAGGCTGAACACCCAAAGTGTTATACCAGAATGCCCTCAGGTCAACAACCAAAGATGTTGCTGCAGGATAGGATGCCTTAAGCTGTGCAATGTTGATTAGTACAGACTCGAAACCTGTACCTGTATTGTCGCCACCCCAATCTAAGATTGGCGTACCTATAGACGGCCAGAAACCTGCTACACCCCATCCCACGTATTCAGGCTGTGTATCCTGTCCAACGTCAGGTGTAACTATCCTAGTCCTAGTATCAAGGTCAAGACCATCTGTAAACTGATAAGTCAACAACATGTAGTCCGCCTCAAACACAAACTCAGTAGCAATGGTGAAGGCAAATGGTGCAGAAGTTGCAGCATTATAAATACCATCAGAGGCCACAGAAGCAACCACCTGATATGTGCCCACCTGGCTAGGCCTTACAGAGGTAGGTCCGTAGACTGTAGCCCCTGTGCCGGAGTATGAGTATGTAACCGCACCTGTAGATCCTGTAACAGTTGACTGATTAGGACCAACCTGAGCGCCATTGTATGAATAGGTTGCCAAGCCAACAACAACGATAGTTGAGTCGGCTGCAACCGTTGTAAAGTTATAGGTGTTAGAACCAAGGATCATGTCAGTCAGTCTAGCCCCCTCAGGGATGGCAGACTTTCTTGGTGCATACATGAGGATCTCATTATGGTAAGGATCAACACCACCATAGAACTTCAGCCCCCTGTTCAGCACATCCTGTCCTACCTTCCTGAAATACTTCTGCATCTTGTTAGCCGAGATCGGGAACAGACCGTTTACGCTGTAGCTTACTACGGATCCTTTGTTGGCGTCAAACCAATAAACATTTCCCATGTATCTGACAACACTCTCTGGATTGATAGTGCCATAAGAACCACGCATAACATTGACATTACCGACTACCCCCGAGCTCTTGGCAAGGAAGGAAGATCCTGTATTGTCAAACACCTGAGATTCGCCTAGGTATAAAGATGCTGTCTCCTGCTCACCTATGGCTAGCATGACTGTACCTTCAGACTCCACCTTGCTGACAAGCTGCAGCTTCTGAATAGAAGATAGCTCATAAGGCAACTGCGTCTGATCAAGTACATCAAATGTGCTTAACCCATTGGTCTGAGAACCCAAGACTATTACGTTACTAAAGTATACGCTAGTCTTCTTGTCTGCAGGCTTGATGTCTAGCACAATACTTGCCCTACCAGCATCAGTGTTCCAGTTCTTCCAGTTGATATCTGCAGGAGACATTGCCTCTACTAGATAATCTGTTGGAGAAGTACCACGAGATATGATAGTGATGTCACCCTGGAACGATCCAGTTATTGTAGAGTATGCCCTGTTATCTGTGCCTGCATTATTTACTACATAAGTCTGATACCTTTCGTAGTACGGCTCATTCAAACTCTGTGTATATGGAGAATAAATTTCGTATAGAAAGTTGGCATCAGTAGCATGGAAGTTGTCGCACACAATGTAAGATCCAAACGTATCTCTTATAGACAATGTAGTCTTTTGTGTGCTAGATCCATAAAGCTTCACAAGATCTCCTTCTTGATATGAATAACCATATCCGATACCATACAATGACTTGACGTCTATCGCTAATCCGTAGTGACTCTGACTGTATGAGTTCTCTACCTGATATGTACCGTCATCTTTCTTAGTAACCCACTTAATACCATCCGCCTTGAGCTGCATGAAGAACGATGTCCTGAGACACTTGGTCATTACTACTGAGTAATACTTAGCCCAAACAGGTATCTCACTTAACACTGTCGATGGGCTATTGCTCAATGCCCAGGTAACATCTGTTGTATACTGAACTGTAGCATAAGCCCTGTCAGCAGTTACTACCTTCAGGTCTTCCCTTGTTGATACACCACACTTCCTGCCTGCCTCGTCAAAGAACACTACGCCAAGCCTGTATGAAGAGTCGCTCTTAAATGCCCTCTTGTTTACAATGCTTGTGATAACACCAGAGTATCCTGTAACATCAGCATACCCAAGACCAGCAGTAAAGCTGATAATGTCCTGATATGTTATACCCAAATATGATAATACGTTAGAGATGCCTGCGCCTCTAAACGACAGCGTATTCCAGGCAACAGTTGTTGGGAATGCACTAGGGTTCGGGGGTGAGCTTGGCTCGTAATATCCAGCGTTAGGATCAATACCCGTAACATCAAGAAGATACAATGTAGCCTGGCTTCCTGCAGTTCCATATACCAAACTACACCATGTACCAGTTAGTGTTGCACCACCACCATTAGCAGTACCTACAGAAAGAGAGGTAGACTTTGGTGTCTCGTATCCATCATAGTTATTACCAAGGAACAATCTGTTCTTGGCAATCTCAAGGGTCTGAGATTTTAACGGTATTGAATCATACTGCTTGAATGCTGTTGCATCATCCACAGCTATACCTACAGCGTCATTATAAAAATAAAAGTTTAATGCAGTACCCGTATTGTGGGATGAGAATGCTGTGGTATCTGAGAATGACTTGACGACAGAATACTTTCCCCCGACCGCAAACCTTACCGCCACCTCAATCCTAATAACATCCTGCTCTATCTTTTGAGTAGTAGGTATGGTTACTTGGATCCTGTTGAAACCATCTGTAGATGTATTGTAGTTGGCAAGATCGGACAGAGGCGAGAACGTACTGATCTCATAGTCCCTGTACACAAAACGATATGCAAACTGAAACGCCTCATTCTTGATGAAGTTATTCAGGTAGGTTGCATCGGTTGACTTCTGAATAGTTGGCGGAGCCCATGGCTGATTCCTGATCAGACTGATCACAGACTGTTTAATGGGAGCAAGTACAGTACTAACGTATGGCGGTACTACTGTTGCGTAGGAAGGATGGTTCATCTTGATGCCAGCCTCTACATTGATCCTGCGCTGTGGCTTGATGCCATCAGTCCAGTACAATAAGTTATCAATGATTGCAACAGAGTGTATGTTGCTGCTGAATGAAAGGCCACCCTCAACCTGTGATGCTAGCAATACGGTATACACAAGATTAGTGTCCGCATCATAGCAATAGATGCCATCGCTTGCGTTTGAGTTCTTATTGAAGAAAAAGATTCTTTTGTTGGGTGTATCCTCTATAGCGCCAATAGTAGTATTGGTTCCTGCTGGCAATGTCCAGGCAACCTGAACCCCCGAGCCATTTAGGGTTGTAGCCTTAAGTGTGTTTCCCTCTACATTAGAGAGCTGACCTACCTTACCACTTTCAGTTGTGGCAAAGCGGATATTCAACGCATTCAGATACTCCTTGGAGTCAACGAGTATATCAGCATCGTCAGAGTTGATACCGCCAGTAAATAGTTTTTTACTAATCATTAGTTCCTGATAGTAGGTCCGTAATTCCTAGCCAAGCTTCTTTGGATGTCCTGAACATCTATGCTATTCATCCTACCCCTAAGAACTCTCAGCTGGTTATAATATTCCTCCCGAGCCATTTGCCTTTCACCTGGTCCGTACTGCCTTCCGTGTTCTTTCATTTTATATATGATAAAAGCCTCCACAGTTGCAGCAGCATACGGATGTACCGCATTGCTTGCACTAGTAGATATGCCATCAGTGATGTAGTCAAGAACTATCTCAGTTCCTGTGTAACTAGTATCTAGTTGCATTTCGCCACGCTCTCTGAGGATTTCAAAAGAGTTTCTAAAAGAAGGTTTATTGTTGAAGATTCTGCCAAGATGCTCTCCCTTGTCGTTGATATAATTAGTATACCAGAAACCTTCCCAGTTATTGGGAAGTAGGCCGTTAGTAGCTTCGATGTCTCCATAGGGAATCTTGTTACCTTGTGAATCAAATTTGTTCAGCCTGTTCAGATCATCACGCTCACCCCATGGCAGAATGTATTGTCCAAGCTCATTGCCCACCCTGATGTAGTCAACAAAGTCACATGGCAGTGTTACCGCCCCGTAGCTATTGACAGGCAGTCTTACACTCTTGACATTCTGCAGAACATCAAAGTTCAGTTCACGAAGCGCCTGTACGCCATAATGAAGGAATTGAAGATACCAATGCATGGTATAGCCCCTCGAAGCGAGAGCACCCCTTACTAGCTTATCAAGAGTATAGAGCTTCATTAGTCATTCATATTTTGATCTCTGTCAGCAGGAGGAGTCTGCACCAAGATGGCGTACACTTGCTGCACCACCTGGGCCTCCATATCTGCCGACAAAGGAAGTAAGTCATAATCAGTCAGCTGAGACAAGTCAACGCCAACCAGTCTGATGTACACACTGTTGATACTAAGTCCTGGGAGGTTTGCAGTAAATATCAAATCTTTACCCACGACCTCATACCCGATCAAACCCGACAGATCTCCTAGAAGATCTTGCGGTTTAACAATCCCATACATAGACGTAGGGATCGGAACAAAAGGTTCATCGATAGCATCAGTCTTAGAAACATGGAGTACGCCCATATTCCTTGGCAAACTGATTGGTATAGCAGGAAGCGTAGCCTTGCTCTTAGTAGTCTTATATGTTGTAACAGGAACATTGTCGTAGGTAAATACCATGCAGTTAGATGGCAGGGTATCTCCTTCAGGAACATTGACAGAGAAGTAGTCCGCCTTCAATAATTGATTGGCAACCTGTTCAATCAGCAACATAATGTCATTCCTGTGCAGACGTGAAGAGATAGTAGGCTCACCCTTGAGCAGCCTCTGTATCTGTTCCGCAATTTTATATTTAGTAGTTGCCATTACTGTCCTTGTGCTATTTTACCTTCAGCGTACTGAATCACTTCAGCACTAGAAAGGTTGATTCCCAAATATGATAAGGCGATCACGATGATATTCTGTATGTCGGACTCCTTCCACTCTAGCTGAGTAGATGCCCCCGAGCTGTAAGTAATTGCCCTGCCGGAGGAGGTGTAACCAAACACAGGCTTCACAGGCTTTCTCAGATAATACACAGCACCTGACTGTGCAGTCTCAGGGAACAGCTGAATCTTGTTCTGCTTGTTCATGATGCAGATCGGATCGTCCACACTCACAGGGATTACCTGTGACTCTAGGCGCTCAATCAGCTCCTCCTCGTTCAGTACCTGAACTCCTGAGTATACATTCCTGGATAAGGTCGCATTGTATACAGACGTGTACAGACCCAACAGATGCATGAATCCTGCAGGAAGGGTGAGTACGCCAGATGGAGTATCAGTGGTCAGGAACGTATACTTCTCCTTGAATGGAGCTAGACTATCGTGAATCCTTTGGTTCTCTGAATATACTTGTGGCTGTGCAGCAGCTGGCAGTTTAGGGTTGTTGAAGTACTGATTGAACAATACCATCTGAGCCCTGTCAAGCTGGTCATCAATCTCTTCGTGAGACACATAACCATTCTGTTCCTTGTCAAGAACAAATAGTATTACCCGATGTACGTCATTGATATCCATTAGAACCTATTGTTAGGTATGTTAACCGTTTTTCCAATCTGCGAACCGCTACTCCAGTTCTTGTCATTTATGTAAGCCTTGGGGCTTTTGTTTCCTGCATGCCTAGCGAAGTAGCTCTTCACCTGACCTTCAGTCTTTCCTCCCTTGGTTCCCCACTTACCACGATGCTTAGCCTCTCCGCCCTTGAGGGTAACCTCCCGACCCGTCTTCGGGTTGGTGCCAGTTGCCTTCCAGGCATGCTTGCCATCCTTTGCAGCCACTACTTTAAATAAAGCCACCTACTAATTTTATTAGGGATTTACGGAATATGATTACAAGTGCTGCAGCAAAGAGTCCCCAGAACTTGATCTGGAACCATCTGAGATCCGCCTTCAGCTCTTTGTTTGCAGTTTGCGAACTGCGAACAGCAAGCTTGAGTGAGTCAATTTGTTTGTCCCTAGAGGAGATATCCGCCTTAAGGATATTCTCAAGAGATCGGTCCCGTATGGAATTGGTAATGGTTTTGGTTTTGTAGACTATGGAGTCTTTAGCCGAGAAGGTGAGTACTCCCGACCTGACAGATATCCTGGCGGATCCTATGGTCGTGTCAAAGTCCCTACAAGGAACAGAGTCGATCACCCTAACAAGGCTGTCTTTGTAGATGATAGTGTCCTTCAGTTCGGTTACAACGGTGGTGTCGTTGGCGCAGTATCCCCTGCGAATCATCTCTTCCGCCACCTGGTCAAACATGGTCTCATCCCTGAGAACACGCTTAACAGGATCGCATCCAATCAGGAGCAGACTAATTACGATTACGCTTAGGTATTTCAACTTCTTCAGGTTTAAGGGCATACACCCGTTGAGCATAAACCACAGTCTCAAGACCATCCATCCTTTTTTCAAGTGCTTGGATTCGGACCTGTACCTCTGCATTTGCAGAGAGCAGGGTCTTAATGTCAGTCCTTATCTCAGTAAACAGGTTCCAGAGTATCACTCCAAAACATGTAACCAGGCCAGGCGTCAGCCATGATTTAACTTTATCAACGGGTGTAGTAGCCATTATTTGTCTTTGAAAACGCTCAATAATTGAGCCTTCGCCAACACAGTCAGTTGTTCATTGTTCTTAATGAAATCCTTCAGGGTTGACTCATCGCTCGGATCTAGGTCAAGTGTCTCTCCATTGTAGCACTTCTGTGCCCAGGTAAACAGCTTGAGGGCGTCTCCTTTGTTTGATTGAGCAAGCTGACTAGATAGTAACTTGCCGAGTGTGATCGCCTTGTCGTCAATGTCCTTTACAGGGGTTCCGTCAAGTCCGACCAGTTGTTTGGTAAAGTCTAGCATGGTTAAAAGTTTTAGCAAAAATACTAAGGATCTTAGCAGTCACTACCAAAAAAACCCCCTGATTATTTCATCAGCAGTATAAGCGACACGATAAGTATTGCATGGTATACTGGACCCAAAACAATCTGGATGTCATATAGCAGCCTGTCTATGATACTGGTGGTTGTGCTAGAGGTGTAGTCGTATGGCAGACCCCTAAAAAGATTTAAGGAGATGTCAAAGACCAGCCTTCTGAGAACCAGCAATCCAGCCACCACATACAGATCTGTAAGGAAGTATGCCGGAGAGATCAGGATCAGATACACAAAACCGTTGATACCGTGGAAGACACGCTTACCATCCGATATCAGCCTATAGTCCGTATAAGCTAGGGCTATGTTTACCAGGGCGTATAGACTAATCCAGAACAACTCCCAATGATATTAAAAGACCTATAAGCTGCATCATGGCGAGAACACTCCAGAAGGCGGAAAAGATAGCATTGCCTCTGTCGTCAGTGGCACTGAACTTATCCTTAACACCCCAATAGCCTACCATTAGGGTAGCTCCACCTAATGCAAATATTGGGCTAGCAATGAACGGTAGCCACCAATAGACATACATAAGTTCGGTATACTTCCATATAGAAAGTGGAAGCAGAGTCCCCACTAGGAACCCTACTACCCCCCTAATGTAACTCATACTAATACTACATTGAGTTCGTCTGCTGCCCACTGATAAGCCCAAGCATTGATGTCTACACCAGACTGAGTACCCCAATCTTCGTAGTCCTGACCGCCCATGCTCAGATTCCCTACGGCTACTACAGAGCCTTTGGTTACCACGTCATTACCTTCAGAATCTTGGGTAGTTACGTCAGCTTCCTTCAGCTCGTAATAGAATTGTGCAGATGATTCAAGGTCATCTCCGATAGATCTGAGAGAGAACTCTTCTGCTGTCTTAACTTGTCCGTCTTTCCATACGGATACTGGTTGAATTTGTGCCATTGTATTTGATTTAAAAGAATGAGAAAAAATTAGAGTTAGCGTCTTTCCATGTTAGTATAACAAGACCCTGTGCACCTGCACCACCGTTACGAGTAGTAGCATTGTTAGATGCTCCCCCCGAACCGCCACCACCATAGTTAGACCCTGCAACACCATCGTTTCCTGCTGATACACCAACACCACCAAGACCACCATTAAGAGTAGTTCCAAGACCCTCATTAGCACCAGAGGCATTTCCACCATTCCCTGTAGTTCCTGCACCACCACCACCTGCACCAGACAAGGTAGCGCCCGTACCTCCACTACCGCCACGAAATACCACATCTCCAATACCGCCAGAAGTTGAGCCCGAACCACCACCCACTAGAGAGCCGCTAGTTGCACTACCACCGGGAGCACCACCCTTAGCAATCACTGTTCCTGTTGTACTAAACCAAGAGTCATTACCTGCTGTACCGTTTGCAGTCTGTTGTGCAGCTACCGTTACAGTGTATGAAGTATTAGGAGTTACAGTTACTACCTTTTTAGCGTACTGTCCACCTGCACCACCACCAGCCCTAGAGCCAGTACCAGCAGCGAATCCTCCAGAACCACCGCCACCCCAACACTCGACAGTGACAGATGTAACCCCAGATGGGCATGTCCATGAACCTGTAGAAGTAAATGTTTGTGTAGCCATCAGAACCCGTCATTTTTAGCTATTATGTCCCATTTAGTATCAGCTGAGTTATAAACAAAGCCGAGGTAAATAGTCTTTGTAACTGTCGTAGTAGTAGGTAAAGCAAGGTCTGTAGAACCTCTGAACTGATTTCCGTACTGAATAGTTCTAGCAGAACCGTTATCCTTAATTCTAACTATAATCTTCTGACCATCTACTGGAGTACCAGTAGGATTGGCGATTGTTATTGTAGCTGCCTGTGCAGTAACAGTAAAGAAATCATCTGCACTAACGTCTGGCGTAAGTGTTGCAGTGGATGTTGTAGTGATAGACCTTGGGTCAATTCTTGTTTCTGTGATACCAAGGGTTGCTCTGAATTGCCCTGTGACATCCATCTTATATCCTGCATCTGTAGTCGTTCCTACCAGCAGGTTACCGCCAGAGGTGATGCGCACCTTCTCGGTGTTGTTAGTATAAACAGATAAATCGTGGTTAGATAAAGTTCCTATAATACCCCCCGATGCATATGAAATAACTGTCTGTATTGTTCCGTTGCCATTTGAAATATAACCACCCTGAACATCTAACTTACCAGAAGGACTAGTTGTACCTATACCAACATTGCCAGCAGAGTTTATGCGCATCTTTTCTGAACCATTATACTTAAATACATATGCCCCTCCGGTTGTATAGCTGGTATCAAATTCAAAAAATCCCGTATTTGCAAATGGAGTTATTTTCCCAAAACCAATTGTTGAATTACTTTGGGCAAAGTAATTATTATTTGAACTGTTATACTTTATAATAATAGCACCATCTACCTGAAGCTTCTCCCCCGAATCTGTCGTAGTTCCTACCAACAGGTTACCACCATTTGGTTGGATAACTAATGGATATGCTGTTGCATTTGTGTCTACCCTTTGTTGCTGTATCCACCCTGAACCAGTACTAAGAACCCCAAACAGCATTCCATAGTCTGTGTCAGTATTTGAAATAAGAAACGCAGATGAATTATTAGCATTACCAAGGGTTGCTAAAGATGATGAATTTATTGAACCTGATATATGGGCTCTTGTTTTTGGACCTGCAGTACCTATACCAACATCACCACCAAGAGGATTAAGTGCTATTGGGAAAGTAGCACTAGAGTTAGTACTCTGTTTTGTTTGCATCCAAAAAGTGTACGGGCTTGCAGCAATAGCACCCATCTGAAGTTGAACAGACGAACTACTGTGGAAAGTTGCTATACCTACATCTGATGTAGTAGATGGAGAAGCATCTGTTGCATAAACGTGAAATCTGGTTACGGGACTTGTAGTACCTATACCAACATTGCCGTTATCTAAGAATGTGGCAATTGCAGTGTTGCCATTGTTAACTACATTCAATGTCGATAAAGGATAATTTGTTCCATTTCCAACTATTACCTTCCATGTATATGATCCGTTACGGTCCAATTGTAAAGTCGGAGAAGCAGACCTTACATTAACAGTTCCAGCTACATTCAGCAAAGCACCTACATCTGTCGTAGTCCCCACCAATAAATTACCGCCAGAGGTGATGCGCATACGTTCTGAGCCATCTGTTACAAACTGCAAAACTTTGTCATCTGCATTTGTAATTCTGGCCTGCTGAACATCACCTTTTTTAAACTCAATTACACCACCACTTGTACCATTTAATGATAAAGTAGTATAATTAGCGTAAGATGTAGGACTTGTAGTTCCTAAACCAACATTACCATCATAATTAACACGCATCCTTTCAGTACCATCTGTTTGGAATATTACAGTTCCAGCACCAGCACCTCTTGCATTTAATACGCTTCCTGCCTCATTGGTTCCAGCTACTATAGATGTTGAAATAGCCAGTCCTCTACCATCCGTATATCCAAATATAGATTGTAGACCGTTGTAAGAACCAACCACTCTTAGTCTTGCATCAGGACTTGCAGCGCCTATACCAACATAACCAACCTCATCTAAAATATATCCTAAAGTATCTGTTGTACTACTTGGTCCCCTATAATAAAAAGCATGACCTGCACCTACTCCAGCTG